TTGAATCCATTCTCTCTATCAAATAGCATGAAGTCCATCTCTACAATATTAAAAGTATCTTTAATTATAGATAATACTAGATCTAATTCTAGTCGACCACAAGTATATAGATCTAATTGAAGATGACTTGGATCTACCTCATCCCAGATATGAAAGGCAATATGGCTAGTCTCTATCATAACGATAGCAGTTAAGCCTTTGTTGCCGTCTTTGTCCACATAGCTTGCAAATGGACCCTTTATAATCTTCATGTCGATCTTATTGACCAGATTGGTCAGAAAATCGATTCCCTCTTGTTCTGTAGCAATTGGGTTCTTTACCTTGGCATTTACCAATAAATGTTTATGATATATCATTCTATCTCCTTATATTTAATCTCTTCCATGTTCCTCACATACAAAAAATATTAAGTAGCCATCTGCTATGATGCCTACAGATTTCTTCTTACAGTAATGACAAACAGATGCTTTCTGCTTGTTTATCTTTCTTTGTTGATCTAAATAAGCTGCTATCCAAGGATCTTTAGGTAATGGATAACTCATAGTTCTATTACATTACCGCCAGAAGGTAAGCCTGCAAATTCATCCTCTGATTCAATTCCGCCGTGCCATAGCAAATGCATGGATATGTTCTTCAATTCTACTGCACAGTAGCATTCAGGACATGTTTCCATTAAATTGCCTCAGTTACGGTACATCTCAGGCAGACTTTATATGTCTTACCTGTAAATGGGCATGCCCCTGCATTTTCCCATCTATGCTTCTTGAACAAACATATAATTAGATTAAGGTAATATTTAAGCATTAGATTCCTCTTTATCCATAAGAACTTCCATTAAGTCCATTAAGTCCTTTTCAGCAGTATCGTGAAAATAGTATTTATTGTCTCTTATACTCCATCCCCGCCAGCCATCTACATCTTCCCACATAGCCGTAGCGGTCTTCATCTCTTCGGGATCTGCCATGATACGAGTCAGTGAGTTATACATATTTACTTCGTTAAATATGGCAGTGCGAAGTCTCTCCCACCTAAACAGCCAATTTACTAGTCTATCCATTGTCCTTTTTATTCCATTTCTCCCAATAGGCCACACCATTTTCATCATAGTCTGAACCAAGTTTTTCAAACAACTCTTTATGTTCTTCTAACACTTCTTCTATTGCCAATTTAAGCTTATATGATCGTTCTCGATCTGAATTAGTCATTTGCTTCTCTCTTTTCGCCGCACTTTTCGCTTCACTTATTCGTCGTCGAAATCTACTTCAAATGGATCAGATAAATCTAATTGATCTAGACCTTCTAATGCTTTAAATGTCATAACAGTAGTAATTGCCATGAGAGAAATTAAACCTACTGCCAAGATTAGTTTCTTATTCATTTCTTTTCCTCCAATATCATTTCAATAATGTCGTAGCAATCGCAAGTACTGGTCATGCACTCTACCGTTCTTAATCCATACCGCCGCTCTTCGCCTTTTGCTGCAAGTAGGTGCTGTTCCTGTATAAGAGAAGCAATACGTTCTCTTTCAAGCTTTTGGGCTTTCTTACATCCATTACATGGACACTTCCAAACAGTTTTACTATAAGATATCTGGTCTCTTGGGTCTCTCCATGAATTTTCTGCTGCTTCAAGATCCAATGTTACCCTCTTTGTAATAGTTAATGCTTTCATTGTATTCGCCGTTTTTCAATTGTCTCCAATACGTTCTGTTTCTGTGACAATTAGCGCAAACAATTTCACACTTTTTTATTTCTTCTTCTATTTCTGCAATCGGTTTATTTCTTGAAGAGTTGCCTCCAAGAGTAAACTTTTTTTCGTATTGTGGTAGATGATCAAATTCGAGTACCCAGTGTGGATAATCTTCTTTACAGTCAGTACACTTCTTGCCCTGTTTAGCTTGCCTAATGTAGGCTCTATTTCTATGTCTGCTCTGCTTACGTCTATTTGAAGTTTTTTCTTTTTGTCCTGAACCGACGTGGTAGGAAATAGTTCCCTTTGACACGCCTAGTATCTTTTGTATTTGTCTATAGGACTTACCTTCAGCATAAAGCTTTAAGATTTGTTCCTTTTTAGTCATGGTTCAATTATACATAAACTGTTGAACCATGTCAAGGCTTTACCTTACAGGACTCCAATATAGTTGATATTTTTTTAATTTCTTTGTCGTTCTCAATAGTTATTTTATTCCAAGCAAGGAAATTGACAACTAGGAGTAGCGCCATGAATGCCAGAATAATTTTATCTCTCATACAATAAATTATACCCTATTTATATTCTTTTCTATTCCAATAGTTGCTTTTGTAGTATCCTCTTATCTTAGATCTACTTTTAATATCTTGTATCATGCCTTGTTTACTTAATGATTCGTCTATCTCTGAGCTCCAAGACTCTCTTTTAAATGGAATAATTTGAATTATTGGGGTTCCCGCCTCAATAATTCCTTCAAAATCTTTTTTAAGGGCAAATGGCTGACGACCCCAAACGCCCCAGTTGTCTGTATCCATCACTCCTGTTGTTGTTATAAATGGAAGATCAGTTCTATTAAATGGCTGTGTCAGTAAACAACTGTATCCTTTTGGAGTTTTAATTCCCCAATGAGATTGCCAAGAAAATATGAATGGGTGAAAGTTTTTATACATAGGAATTTCATATATTGGATCTCTTTGCACAACCTCTGCAAGATCATCGTATGTATGATTCCATGAAACGTAAGGCAAACCATTTACCTGCTTAACAAATACATCTGCCCATAAATTAAAGGTATAACCAGTTGAATATGAGTCTATAAATGGTATACAGCTTTTAACAGAATAGTTAGATTGACCACCGTACACATTTAACTCAGTATCACCATTAGTATAGTTTGGTATATCTTTAAACCAACTTGGTATACGTGCTGGCTGAGGACATGGAATAATCTCCTTAACCAGGTCGTTCTTGGGATAGAATTTAATTTTCATTTATATTCTTTTCTTGCCCAGAATGTGTTACGGTATGCGTCAAATAGCTTTGCAGCAATTGTCCTTTGATTCTTAAAATTTCTTTTTTTATCTAATGGCACTATCTCCATATGATACGATTCTCTTTTAAATGGAATAACTTGAGCAATTGGAGTCCCCGCCTCTATCATTCCCTCAAAATATTTATCTTTTAGATTAAAGGGAAGAGCAACCTTTTCATAATAAGTATCTGTGTCAACTATTCCAGGTAGGATTACAATCTGATTGTCTCTGTGCATTGGAGGCAAAAACATACATGAGTACCCTGGCTCTGTTTTTATGATCCATGGGTTCTCTATTTTTAATTGATAGCCTAGGTTATTTTCTGGATGATTCTGTACTTGAAATGGAGCATGACTACTCAAGACATCAGTATCTTTTTGAGTACCGCCTTCAGACCTCCAGTGGAAATAAGGTCCATTTTCTGTTTGTTCTATATAAAAATCTTGTTGTAATACAATCATATACCCAGCAGTCATTGCATCAAATACTGGAACGCACTTCTTTATTGTGCTGAATGGTTGATCTTTTAATGGCTTTTTTACATCGTTCGCATATGATTTAGCTTCCTTATACCAATCTGGAACAAACTTACTTGATGGCGCAGGATTATATATAGCATCTGTATCATCATATCTTGAAAACTCAATTTTTTTAGCCATATTATATTATAGATTAATATCTTCCGCTTTGTCAATAGCATCATCCATACTATATGGATGCTCTTTTGTACATTTACCGCATTCTTTACACATAATTTAATAAGGCCCCTTGCGGGGCCCTATCTTATACTTTCTTAGGTCTTCCGCTTCGTTTTGGTGGCTGAACTGCACTTCTTTCTCTACGAATTCCGTGCTTATTTCTGTCAATAATAATTCCAGATCTTTGGTTATTGACTCCTGATTTAAACTTTCCTTGAGTAGGCTTTTTTCTTCCTACTTCTTGAGAAGTTACTGCACCTGAAGCAGATGGATTAGCTGGTGAATCCATTCCTGTTCCATTATTACTCATTAATAAATCTTTCTCTTTGTTCTGGAGTTGCAGTCATCTTAAATGTGAGTCCTGATTCTCCATCCTTTGAAACATCATTAATAGTTACGCTAGAAATACCTGTTTCGCTTCCAACGCTTTCGCATCCGCATTCTACGCACATGTTACTTACCGCCGTTGCCTACGCCTGCGCCGTCTTGTGTGGACTTGTCTGTAGCAGAAAAATTCTTATTTGGATCTGCTGCATACTGTACTCCGCTCCAAGATGTTGTTGTTACTGGCTTTGTTTCATTAAAGCCCTTCAAGTCTTTTCCGTCTGACATAATATATCTCCTATAGGGTTAATTTAGATGGGTCTAGAAGTCCATCCATATATCAATTATAGCATTTAGTCGATTAGAATGGCTAGATCTTATACATCTTATGCCAACAGTCACTACAAATGTCTATAATCCCGCCTTCAGGCTTAGCTGCTAATCTTGTAGCTTTATTATTGCAGCCAGCCGTCTGGCATATTTCATTAAACATTACTTGCCCTTCTTAGGAGCCTTTTTAACAGTCTTTTTAGCTGTAGACTTTTTAACTGGAGCCTTTTTAGTTGGCGCCTTTTTAACAGTCTTTTTAGCAGCAGGCTTCTTCGGAGCTAATTCCTCAACAACAACAGAAGCTGTTACTGCTTTTGAATATGACTCTTCATTGATTCCCAAGAACTTCTTGATTGATTTTGCGATGCTCATATGTTTCCTTTCTTGATTATTTTGATTACGTATTTAATTACGTCTCTAGGACGCCACTCTGGTGGCAGTTCTAAACCTTCTATTTCTTTTGCTATTCTATCTCTTATTTGATCTTCAATATAATCCATTATATTAAATTTTCTTTTATCTTTTTTAAGACTATATCTCTTGTTCTAGTCTTTCTAAATATATCGTAAGACTTTTGTAATGGCATTTTATAGCCATACATATGTTTTGCATTGATACATTTTCTTGAATATGTATCAATTTCTTTTGTTAATTCAAACCTAATTAAGTTAACTTTTTTATCAGTTAAAAAATTAACATAAAATATTGGTTCATCTTTTTTGAAATTAATATGTCCTTCGTTTCCATAAAGCTGAATTTCTACATTTAAAGTTCTAAACCATTGTCCTATATCAAATTGACCACTAGTTAAAAATCCATATTTTTGATATTCTACCTGTTGCAAATAAGGTCCAGTAAGTTGAATCTCCAATGGCTCTTCTGCAAACATGTGCAGGCGATAGGCAAACTCAACACTTGGACCAACGGTCATAGTTTGATTTCTTGGTGGAGTAACTGCCATAAAAGCTTCTGTTGTTGGTCTAATTTCAATTTGATTTACATCATAAGATCCAGCCTTATACTCATAGCCACAGTCGATTGGCCAATTCCATGCATATAAATTTTTTGATAAATTCTTAAATGCTGGACAATTTATAAAGGATTGCTGTTCTTTGTCTTTAGTATCTTTAATATCAAATTGTGTCCAGTGTTTAAATACGTTGACTGGATCATGATATAGCATATTCCAATTTCCAATTGGACCGTCATCTTCAGGAACAGAGTGAGGAGCCCAATATACGTTGATTGATTTGCTATTTTTATTTAATTTCATATTTTTTTTCTATTAGTATAATGGCGGTAGGGATTTACCCTACCGCCATCTTTTTACTACTTAAGTGTTGCTACCTTTGCCTTTGGGAATTTTGTATTCCACTTCTTTGCAAGGGTATTAAATACTGCCTTAAGATCAGCAAGCGCCTTATCTGAAGCCGCCTTATCTGCTACACGAGCAGCCTTTTCATCAGAAAGAGCCTTGTCTGCTGCAACTTTGTCTGCTGCACGAGCAGCCTTCTCTGTTGCAAGGGCAGTCTCTGCTGCAGCCTTAGCAGCATTTGCTGCTGCAAGTTGTGCTGTAAGGTCTGCTACCTGTGCTGAAAGATCAGTTACGGCAATTACCTTTACTGCTGAAGATGATGGTGTACTGAATCCAGTTACTGCTGTTGCCATATCTGCAGATGCAGCATATGCAACGATTGTTACTGGACCAGTTGCTGGTGCAACAAACTTAACGTCTGCTGTACCAAAATTTGTTAGACCAGATCCTGTTGTTACAGTATTTGTGTCTAGTGTTGCACCATTAGCAATTGCTGAAATTGACTTTCCAGAAATCTTGTTTCCGAATACGTCAACTGCGCCAATTGTTACAGTGACTGATGTACCTGCTGCTGCTGAATTTGCTCCTGCTAGAGTAAGCTTATCAATTGCACCAGCAATTCCTTGTACATAATATGTTGTTGTGGTTCCACCATTTGTAATGGCTACTGAACCAATTGCTGTCGTTTTAGTATATACGTAAAACGTTGCTGTTGTACCTGTTCCAACATTCTGTGACCAGGTAGCAGATCCTGAAGATGCTGTTACTGGAGCAGTTGATGTTGCTACTGCTGGTACTACTGTTGCGTTTGTTGCGACTACTGAAACTACTGTGCCAGTGTCTACTGTTACAACGAATTCGACTGTATCTGCTGTGTCTACAGAGTTATCTGTTGGTACAGGCAGAGTAATCGGTGTAGTTGCTGCTGTTCCAAGGGTAGTTGTTGTACCCGCCTTCTTTACAGAAGTGATTGACATAGGTGCAGCACTTGCAGATGTTGCAACAAGGGTGCTCATTGTCATGGCTGCAACCACGGCTAGAGCGATTTTCTTAAATGAGTTCATTTAATTTATTTCTCCTTATTTGTTTATCCACCTCTTATGAGCGTGGAATTCTATTTTGTGTACGAGTTCCGCCATTGTGACGGTGAGTGATTATTCTCAATTTCTTTTTTCATATCAATGTCTTCGTACATTCGAACAATATGCATGCAAGGGTCTAGACCTTCGTCAAACTCTTGCATCTCTTGCTCAGACATTGGTAGTCCGTCATGTGTGTAGCATACAGGCGGTCCGCACCAACCTTTTTTAATCCCATATGACTGCCATTCATCAAAACTTAAATCCATTGCTTTAACTCTTCCATAAGAGCATGCTTGGGCTTTGCGCCATGCACTATATGCACTGGTTTTCCATCAACAAATAATACCATAGTTGGTATTGTTTGTACAGCGTATTCTTTAGTTTTTTCTAAATTCTCATCAATATTTAACTTACCAATGAGTAATCCAGTCTCTGATGAAATCTCATCAAGTATTGGCGACACCTTTCTACATGGCCCACACCACTCCGCCCAGAAATCAACCAATATTTTTGTGCTGCTAGAAACAGCTTCATCAAAATTATTATCATTAAGCAACAAGCTTGCCATATTTTACCTCATGAGTAGGCCAATAGTACTGGCATTTATCGCAACATGGCTTGTTATATGGATCACTTACTGCAGAAGCAAATTCAACATAAAATATTGGATCTTTACGATATAGATTTGCCTTATGCGTAGCATTTACACGCTTAATAATTGTTGGTGTAGAAGCCCAAATGGGTGTGTTATCTTCCCACATTAAAGACTTACGATCACGAGATAAGGATTCTAGGTTAGCTTTATTCTTGTCTGTTTTGATTCCACGCATGTCTGCTAGTACTACTGCGGTCATTGCATAACGATAAAGTTCCGCTTCTGCCCCTTCCCACATTAACACAGCAGGATGATTGCGCCAAGCATTAGACTTGGAGTTGCCAGTCAAAATATTTAATATTTGATAGCATTCTAAAATTTGTTTATTTAATCTTTTACTATCCAATGCATCTAAGCTGTTACGCTTTGCTGGATAAGGTAGAAATGTTTGCATAGTCCTATCTTACTAAATAAAAAGGGGCAAGTCAATACCTGCCCCTTATCTTCAATTATTTTTTAATGCTTCTGCTGCTGCATTAAATCTATTCATGAATTCTTGAATAACCCAAAAAGTTGTATCTGTAGCATTTTGCCTTAAAGCTTTTGATACTTCTTCTGTTTTTTGTTCATCAGATCCTGCGTTATACCATTTTTGATATAATTCATTAGCAATGTCTGTAATTATTCCTTCTAAAACAGTTACTTGTTTTTCACTCACGAATTGCTCCATCTTGATTAATTAATCTTGCATTCTTTACTTTAGAATTGCTAGTTATTGTTGCAGTTTTTGCAATTAGATCATACATTTGAGACACAGTAAATCCTGGCTTAACAGACTTTATAGCAAGCCACTGTGCTGCTGCAATTTGAATTGATGCAGAAGTTCCAGCCAATGGAACTTTTACGTTTCCTGGACCATAAGATATTGTTGTGCCTTGTGCATAAAAATCAATAAGCTTTGAATCATAATTTGAATAGACTGCAACAGCCTTAGTCGGCATTGTTGCACCAATTGCTATTGATTCTGGAAGACAGGCTGGCCAGTTAATTCTTGATAGATCAAAATCATTACCTGCTGGTAAAAATACTGGAATGCCAAAATCCAACAACGATTTAATCTTAGACTGAGTTACTGGGGTTCTTGGACAGTATTCTGTGCCAGCAACAAAATTTCTTGCTGATTGTGCCATTGTGACTGCCTGAATATTATATTTTGAATAGTTGTCAATTACCCATTGAAGAGCATTAAATACTGTTTGTTCTGTTGCTACTTGACGAATTCCATCAGGATTATTTCCAATGATGCGAACAAAAACAATATTCATTTCTGGATTAGTAACAGCAGCAAGATATGCCATTTGTGTTCCATGATCAAATCCATTTTTTGTAATTAGATTTGCAGGAAGAGTTGCTGCACCAGGTCCTTCTTGAATCTTTTGTCCATTTGGACATGGACCACGCTCAAGAACACAAACTTCTTGAATAATTCTATCTTTAAAAATTGGTAGTGATGTGTCAATCGCTGTATCTAGGATTGCTATCGATGGTTTTAAATTAGTGTTCTTCAATGAAGCATTTGCCGCTACAGGAAGAAGTAGAGTAATAGCCACTAGGGCAGTTGTTAGTTTTTTATGCATACAGTAATAATAGCAAATAATTGTAGGTTGTCAATACCTATTTATTATTAATCTTATTTATTTTATCAGTATACCATTTACCAGCATCTAGGCTATTTATCTCTAGACCTTGGGCCTCAAGTATATTATTTAAGGTTTGAGTATAAAGCTCTACCATCATTTCAAGTCTTACAACCTGCATTTCAAGTAGTCTTAGTCTTTCTGACTTTCTCATTCCATATCCTCTCTACGATCAATAGGCGTTGGCGCAGTAGCCACGCTCCCACAATTAACACATTCCATATCAAGCATATAATAAGCAATTTGATAATCATCAAAACTTACTTTTAAATTCCATATATTAGAACCACATGGACAAACATGTGTTGGTGTTCCTCTTATGTCCATAGCATGGTCATAGTTAATTGGTTTAAATTTAATTACATCTGGCGCAGATGCAAATGCATCTGCTTCTCTTTTAAGTGCTTCTAATTCTTCTTTTTCAAACACTAAAACTTCATAATATTTAAAAAATAATTTAATAAATTTAATAGACTTAATTGAATATATAACAATAACTATTGCTATTGCTCCAATAATTCCGTAGATTAAGTTTTCCATATTATACCTGTATAAATGAATAGGGAGCAGAAACAGCCATATTAAATGTAGCTGCTGCTTCTAGTGCCAATTTCATTCTGACCTTTGGATTCTTTTGATTTTTGGTTGCATAAAGAGCACCTAATGCTAGGAAAGCTCCGCTTCCTTCTGCCATATAATTAACTATATTCTCTGCTATATGAAAGTCTTCATCCATTGTAAAGATTCTTCCTTGAACTCCTATTAGGAATATCCCGCCCTCATCTTCCTGTCCAGATACTTGACTACCATATCCGTGTGCTCTAAAAGCATCTTTAACTGAATCAACAAACTTTGTTCTCATAAACTTATCTAATCCAGAGTTTGTTTTAGTTGGAGTATATTTTGGTGGAGTCCAGTTGTATTGAAGGATCTGACCCATTCTGAATGAATCTGTAAATGCTATTCCGTATTGTCCTACTTTAAAAACTTTAGGATCTTTTCTAGCAAGAATCCATCCAGTCTTATCGTCTGAGGCTGCATGATCAGCCCCCATATAAACTATCCCATTTTGGGCAATGGCTACAATACAGGTCATGATGTAAGTATACTATTTAAAAATTCGAAAGTCTACTGCTTTTTAGGATTTTCAAAATAGATCAAACTGTGCTCAAGCTCAGCCTTAACTGAAATTAATTCTTGAATAGTGGAATAATATTTTTGCTTCCACTCGTCTAGTTCTTTTTCTAAGGCATAGAGCCTAATTTGGCAATCCTTAAGCTCAAGCAAAAGTCTATCGTGTTCACGCTCAGATTTCCTTATACGCTCAATTTTAGCGTCTCTTAAATAGGCTATAAACCCAGTTACCAGGGCTCCTAGCAAGGTTGATGAAATGGTAATAATTAGGGTCTGAGTATTCATGATAAACTAATTATACCTGAAAATAAGTTTAAACCAATAGCTCTGAAGCCTTTATTTCTTCTCCAAGATAACGTCTTTTAACAATAAATTCTTTTACAATGTCTGGCCCAGACTGTCTGCCTGCCAAAATAATTACCCATCTTGGCTCATATTTTTGTTCAATGCAGGTTTGACACATAAATAAATTTATTGGCATAACCACAGACTTTTTTAAATTTAATTTGTTCTTAGACTTGTTACAAGAATAACACAAAATTTTTTCCATTAGTTATCTTCCTCTATATGCTCAAAGACTATTTCGTCCATGACTGTGAATTCATCATTTTCCATAATTTCTTCTATTTCTTTCCCATCTTTTTCATATTTAACTTTTGAAGCATATGTACCAAGTGCTTCGACTGTTCCGTAAGATCTTTCTTCGTGTATAAATACAACATTAACTACTTCGTAATATTTTTTCACTAGGTACCCCTTCTAATTCGCATCTTACTCCGTAAGATTCGATTAACTTTTTAACTCTATCAACATAGTCTATAACCATTTCTTTTTTGGTTCCTTGATACTGTATAAAATTATCTTCATATAATCTTAAAGCTAAAAAATCTGGGTACTGCACCACATCCAACATAAGGTCTGGAACTGGTTTTTTTATTTCACGTACTTTAATTGACATTTCTTTAGTATAAAATACTGGCTTGTTTGGCTCGCCATTCCATAAATTAATTCCGTGTTTAAAATGATCTTTATTTCCGATTAATTCCATTTTTAATCCTAATCATTTTCCAAACCTCTGGAGTTTTATGTATATTTTTCATTTTATCTATCTCTCCGCTATTTAAATAGATTCCGCCCCATACTCCGTGTTCATTATTTTCTACTGCAGATTCATAACACATTTTTGCAACTGGACAAGATAAGCACATTTCATCTATATTTTTTGCAATATTTATATCAGACTCATATTTATCATAAAATAAATTAGTATCCATTCCTCTACAAATTGAGAGATGGTACCAATTAAATTCGTCTTTATCTGTTCCTAATTCATTTAAAATATCTGACATATTTAGTTGGTAGCTTCCAAATTCCTTCGTTATTAACAGATACTCTTTCTGCTATACCCCAATTGTCTTTTCTATACATGCCTTTTATGCTAGTATATCCGCCAGAATCTTTCTTCCAAATCATTAGATCATAGTTATCCCAAAACGATTCTTGTCTATTTGTTTGTGATTTTTTTATAAAAACCTCAACACCTTTTAATGTGAGATTTAGCATTTTATTCCTTGTCTAGTATGTCCGCCTAAACAGTGGTTATAAACCAGGGCCGAAGCCTTATGTATATTATACAGTAATAGCAACGGCCCTGTCAATCAAATTTCTATATTATCTTCTGGAATTTTTAATTCCTCTATTTCTTTATCTATATCTAATATAGTTGGATCCTCAATTAGTCCCTTAAACATGGACCTTAGTGTTTCTATATTTACTTTATTTTCTTCCATTTTTAGGGATTAATGTTTGTGGGCCTTCTGTGCCAAATATGGATTTTTTAATTGGAACGCAATTTGGAACTCGCTTCCCATTTTTTTCTTTCATTCCTACTTGCTTATAGCCTGACCAGCATGCCTTTTGCATGTTATCCCATTTATCTTCATCTTCGTTATCTGATTGATATCTTTTAGAAATTTCCTCATCACTGTCTTCTGCATCATCTTTACACTCTGGACAATCTTTACAAGATATATTCTTTTCTTTACACATTTCACAGCCGCAATCCTCATACTGCTTGTGCATTTCTTTTTCCTTTTTTTCTTCTTCTGAAGTTTCGTCTTTTTCTTTTCCTTTAGATACAAGTTCATCATCTGGAATTTCAATAACAGTATCAATTGGATTAATTATATCTTCAAGAATGTCTTTAATTTCTTCAACAATTTCATTAGCCTCTATAGACTTTTTCATATTCTTCTCTCTTTCAACGATCTTTCTTGACCATGAAAATCCTGCATCTCCGCCCCATGCAAGCCACATGATCTTACCATTTGATGGATTTTCTGAGTTATTCCAGTCTTTACCTTTTTTATCAACTTCATGGCGTGAGAAAAATGAATACATACGCTTTACAGTAGACAAACTAAGTGTTTCTCCTCTAGCTAACTGTCCTGCTCTTGTCCAGCCTACTGCAGTTCCAGCACCTTTTGCTTTGCCCTGTTCTTTTAGTTTAATAGCACGACGTGCTGCTGATTGCATGCCTGCTGTAGGCTTATATCCTTCTTTTGCCATTATTTCTCCTTTATGTCCACTATTTTTATTCGCAGTATTTCTTCATCTAGTCCATAAATATCTGTTATATAATCTCTTGCATCCTCTTCGCTGTATGCCAAAATTTCTGCATCGACTTCTAATTTAACCTTATAGGTATTCATTATTATTTACCACAGGTTGGGCACTTTCCTTTTGTTGAATTTGTCTTAGTGCCAGCATTTCCATCAGATTTAAACTTAGGACGACCAAATCCTACAATTGAAACTTGTACATTCTTTTTATTTTTCTTAAATGCACGAAGCTTTTTGCAACATTCTCCACCGTTTCTTTGACTTCCTTTTTTACCGTCTCCAGTAGTGTTGCCTTCAATGCACCAGACAGTTCCGTCTTCATTGTCTTCAATAACAATTCCTACATGAGAAATTCTATCTGCACCGTCATTTGGAAAATCAAAATAAGCAATGTCACCTGGTTCTGGATCAGCTAAATCTCCATCAATCCATGCTCCAGCTTTCTTAAAAGCAGCAGCTCCAGATGGAGTAAATACTGTATTAGGTATTTTTACTTCAGCTTCATTTGCACACCAATTTACAAAACTGCCACACCAAGGCTGAAAATTAGCTTTTGTGTAAGCTCCATATTTTGTTTCGTTATCTTTTGGACCTTCAATGTAGCCAACTTGTGATTTAGCTACCTGAATAAGACGAGCAACGCTACCTGCTGGTGCTTTATCTGTTGCCGCTGGAACTGGAAAATCGTTAGTTGTCATTTATTTATCCTTATCCCAATTAGAATCGATATCGTGTTCTGCTGGAACTGCTCCGTCTGGTTTTGCTTCAAGACGTGCACGAATTTCCATTTCAGATGTTCTAATTTCTGATTCAAGCTTTTTGTCTGCCTGTGTATTCTTAGCATCCATTTCTTTGTTATCAAGTTGTGCCTTCATAATATCTTTAGCACCTGATTGTCCAATTAATAGACCCGCCAAAGTTCCTGTAATAAATGTTGCAACGCTACCTAAAACATTGAAAAACATTTTATCGTTTTCTGATTGTGCTCCAACTGGTTGCGTAACAAATAGTAGTCCGTACAAAATTCCAATAGTTGTAAGGAATAAAATTGAACCTAATGTAATACCCAATAAAAATTTTAATCTAGCATCTAGATCTTGAGGGGTTAATCTTTCTTTAGCCATTTTTTACCTTTGATTTCTGATATTCATCCCATGTAGTTTTTCCTACTAGATCCCGTGAGCATGTTCCTGTTGGCTCACAAATTGGAGGATTGCATTCTGTTTTATCCCAATTTGCTGAATCTTGGCAAGGATAGCGATAGCTGCCTTGATACCCACAAGATGTGAGGGTAACGGCTAACATCAAACTTGCCAATGAGGCTTTGATTTTTCTCATACCTCTATTATAGCATTTAGTCTTCTTCTTTTCGAAGTGGTATTGTAATAAGCCATATAATAGTGGCTAAAATAGTAGCTATTCCAACTACGTCTTGGGCTGTTCCTGTAAGGGTAAGCCAAGCAATAAAGAATCCAAGAAGGGTCCAAACTTGGGCTATACTCTCCTTAACGGCTTCCCAAATCCAATTTATAAAGCCTTTAATTATTTTCATTATGTCCTCCTTGTCATGGCTGCTGCCACAATATTCGCTGCAATAACTACTGGCACAATTACTTCTTGTGCCTTCTCTCTTTGGTCATCAGTCATATCTGAGCCCCAATTTGAAATATCAAATAATTTATCTAAATCTATACTTGTTAATGCCCCTATAGGATCTGCCAAAAATGCTTCTGTGGCTACTTCAGTTGTAGCATCTGCCAATGTATAAGGCATTGGAGCATTTACATTTTCTTTAATTCTATCACCAAATTCTTCAAGGGCTTTTGCAACTGTTGGTTCTGATGCTGCTAATGCTGCGACCTTTGCTAATTCTGATGTTTTAATTCCAAGACCTTGTGCTACCGCCGCCTTTTGCTCTGGACTTAATTTAGTTAATGTATCTTTGCTTGTTAAATCTGCAATTAGGTTTGCCGTCTCTTCTGTGATAGTATTAGCTTGTGATGGTTTTGGAGAAGGTTGAGCAGGAGTTGGCTCTGGTTCAGGAGTTGGCTCTGGATCTATATCCGATGGCAGAGGTGAAGGCTTTGGTGAAGGCTCAACAGTGGGCTCTGGATCAACAGTTGGTTCTGGCTTCGGTTCATCTGTGGTATCAGAACTTGGCTCTGGAGTGGGATCGACTGGTTGCGTTTGCTCAGGTGATGGCTTTGGAGAAGGTTCAGGCGTAGGATTAACTGTTGCATCTGGTGTTGGCTGTGGTTGATTTGCCATAGCTGCCGCAATTGCTGCTTGAACCCTCTGTTGTTCTTCTATTTGCCAAGTAGAGTTATATGAATCCCAAGCATTATCTATTGCATCATTCATATCTATTATTGCTTGATCATAGGCCGCAATTGCATTATTTTTATCTGTTAATGCTGTGGCGGTATTAGAAACTGCAGTATCATATGCAGTAGTCTTTATGGCTAATGTTTGATTATGTGTATTTAATGTAGATACAGCAGAATTATAAACAGATAATTTATCATTACGTACTTCTAGTTTAGTATTATAATCTGTTTGTGCCGCCGCCTGTGCTGTTACTGCGGCATTATATGCATCTATTTGCTGCTGTGTAGGAGCGGATCCAGAAGAAAATGTATTAAGATTGCAACTAAAGTTTTGTCCCCATACTCTTGGATTTCCAGCAAAGTCGCATCCTGCGCCAGTCCATCCTCCAGGAATAGCCCACCCAAGATGGTATGATCCTGGGCCACCGCCGTTATACCACCAAATTTCTACATCTAATGTTTTATCTTCGCTAACATCATATACTGGAGAATATGCACTCCATGTTGCGCCTTGCTCCCGCCAGTTGTTCACAGCCAATTGACCATTCACATACATTCTAAATCCATCATCTGTATATCCTGCAAAATATGTTGTTGTAAACCAAGACGGAACTGTAATTACACCAGTAAATTTAACAACAAAATTTTCATATCTATTGCCGCAAACAGGCAATTGCATTGAGTTTGAATTCCATGTACCAGTACACAAAATTTGATTAGGGGTAGCGCCTTGTGATGTTCTAATTAAACTATATACAGTATATTGTAGTCCTGCACTGCCAGCATTATTTACTGCTGCTTGCGCTGTTTGAAGATTTGTATTGGCTGTTGCAAGATTAACTGTTGCTATATCTAGCTCATCTTGAGCATTGTTTTTATTTGTTAATGCAGTTGCAACTGTTACCGTTTGACCATCTACTGCAGATTGAGCTAAAGTTTTTTCAGACAAGGCTGTTGCCTCAGCTTGAACGGCAGCATCATAAGCAGCTATTTTATTATCTCTATTTGTCTTTGCAGCAACTGCTGTATCATACTTAGATTCTGCTATATCTATTAAATCTTGTGTGGCCTGTTCTTCATTAAGTCTGCCGACTTTTTCATTTAATTCGGCTATCTCTTGAGCGGCTATACTTAATGGATCATCGCTATAAGAAGCGGGTGTAATAAATAGCCAACCAAACCCTAAAATGGCGGCTAATGACAATCTCCATACTTTAGTCCTAGTCAACTATAACTCCTAAACAAACGATTTGCTTGTTTAGTTAATTATATCATTGAACTATTTAGGATTATCAGTCTTATAAAACCCACTACCTTTAAACTGAATTCCAAAAGAACCATACTGTTTTATCATTGCTGCACCACATTTTTCACAAAGCTCTGTCATTGTTGCTTCATTTATTGGCTTGTTAACTTCTTTAGTATGTTCACATATAATACATTTATAATCGTATGAAGGCATTACTTTTCCAATCTATGATATGATTCTTTAAGGCTTGCACTTGAAACTTTAATAAATTCAGCTTCTTTAGCAAGATCAGAAAGATGTTTTACTCCTCCGTAAGAACATCCACTTGATATTGAATTCTTTATATTACTTAATGTTTCAACTACGCTTCCTTTAATTGAAACCTTACCCTCTTCTCCCTCTTTATATGGATTTTTAATGCCCATATCAATTTGAAGATTTTCTGAAGCCAGTCCTCTGAATGCTCCAGGTTCTCCATCGCACTCTATATGTCCAGCAAATATTGATCCCATCATTACGGCGCTAGCTCCAGCAGCAAAAGCCTTTACGATATCGCCATTATTTTTAATTCCGCCATCCGCAACAATTCCATTTACACTATCATCTTTAACTCTTTTATATATATCAATTATAGATGCCAATGCTGGAACTCCAAATCCAGTATTTACTCTTGTCATACAAGCTGCTCCGCCGCCAATTCCAACTCTAACTGAATCAGCTCCAGCATCCATCAAATTTTTATATGCACCGTATGAAGATACATTTCCAATCATTATATGAACGTCATCTGGAACAATAGATCTCAATCGTTTGACTGCATTAATTGCTTCATTTGTGTGTCCAAAAGCTGTGTCTATCAGTATTGTATTTACATGATTTTCCAATAAATATTCTACATACTTTACGGTTGAACAGTCGCTTATATTAATTGATACGCCAGCATTATTTTTTAACAATTCTATTTGTCTATGCTTTGATGATATGCTTTGATGTCTCTGAACAAAACCTAATCCGCCTTTATAAAATATAGATTTTAACATTTCTGTACTACTAATATATTCCATAGGAGCAATCATTACTGGTAAAGAAAATTTTTTCCATGCTTTAGGATTATTTGGATTTCCTAAGATCATAGTAGTATCAACCAATGATCTACTTTCAACATTACTATTGTCAGAAGGTACTAGCAGAACATCATCATAACATAATGATTCTTGCATTACTTGCCGCTTTGTTTTCTCTTTTCAGCCAAGATTGCAAAATCTTTGATCTTGGTTTCTCCCATATAGCTCCATGCGTATCCGTCTTCAATCATCTGTTCATTAATGGATTTTGTTGCACCATTAATATATACCCATCCTAAAATTCTTCCATACTTTTCAGAAGAATCTGGTAGTTCTGTTTTAATAACTATATCAGATGCATCTTTTAGTTTTGACTTAACATATTCTTTTGCTTCAAGACCCAATGTTTTTTCAAATTTATCCTTGGTACGTGATTCTGGAGTGTCAATACCAGCAAGGCGTACTCGCTGGGAATAGGAAACATTAAATCCAAGGTCGATGTCGACATCAATAGTGTCTCCATCTACAACTCCTACAAGCTTTTTTACACGATACTCGTACATTATTCTCCTAATTTTAATGAGCAGTTTAGCCGCATGCTCAGGCGGATCCTGGGCAGCGATGCCCAAATCTGCGACTCCCCGATGAAAGGGTGCAGAACTATATTATACCTTATTTAATTTTGATGGTCTTTGGTTTCTTTTCTTCGGGAATGTTTCTTTCCACAAAGATATCAAGAATGCCGTCTGCCATTTCAGCACGATCTACCTCCATATACTCTCCAAGAGCAAAGGTGCGTGTGAATTTTCTAGCGGCGATACCCTTATGAAGAACTTCATGAGAAGTGTCTTCGGTTTTCTCACCCTTGATTACTAAGCTTCCATTATCCACAGAAACCTCAACTTCGCTTTTGCTAAAACCAGCAATAGCTAAAGATAATTTGTAAGTGTCCTCGTCAATCTTTACCAAGTTATATGGTGGGTATGATTGATGAGTAGCCTCACGATGGATATGTGAAAGACGGTCCAACTCTCTGTTGAAACCAATAAAAAACGGATCATTAAAAAGATCCAATGCAAAATGTGTTACCATTTTATTCCTCCTATTAAGCGAATAAGTTAATTTGTGAACCCCGATTGGCGGCTCATGTTTATTATACCATATTGCAGAGCCCCGTAACAGAATCGAACTGTTGACCTACGCATTACAAGTGCGTCGCTCTACCGTCTGAGCTAACAGGGCTTGGAGCGGATGACGAGAATCGAACTCGCACCATCTGCTTGGAAGGCAGAAGCACTACCATTATGCAACATCCGCATTGCTGGACCACCAGGGCTCGAACCTGGGACCTAGAAGTTAACAGCTTCCCGCTCTGCCGACTGAGCTATGGTCCATTTGCGCCTTTGGCAGGAGTCGAACCTGCGACCAAGACCTTAGAAGAGTCCTGCTCTGTCCTCTGAGCTACAAAGGCATTTTATTAATTATCTGGAATGTTTTTATAGTCATCTGGAAAATCAATTAGCCCCATTTCTTGTATTGTTTTTTTACCTTCTTCAGAAATTTCAATTAGAGCTTCTAGATTTTCATTATATGTTACATTAATTAATCCTTTTTCTAATAACATAACTAAAGTATTATCTACATGTTCTTGATGTGCTAACCATAATTCTGGAGCAACTTCTTTGCAATTTTCTGAAATTTTAAAAATCATTTCTCCATCTTGATCAACCCCAACCATTTCAATTGCGCCAATCTCTAAATAATAATCAAACTTATTTTCTTCCATATTGCTCCTTTGTGCAACAGGTAGGACTTGAACCTACGATAGCCGAATTATGAGTTCGGGGCCTTAACCAACTTGGCTACTGTTGCCAATGGTTAATTGTAACGTACCATCTTCATTTTTGTCAATAGTTTGTTCAACTATTTGCTGTACATAATCGGAAAAATGTTTTCTAACATTTCCTGGTGGCCTTGTACCTAAAGATTTCCATAATCTTTTATATTCGATTATATTAGCAAAAGTTGTTGGACAAACAATTATTCCATTATATTCTTTTAATGTTGTAGGAAGCGGGACATGTTTACCGCAACATTTACATTCTTTAGCTTTTTCTTGATATGTGCTCATAGTATTTTCATTCCTTCCATATAATCTCTTAGTTGTTCTGGCATACGTGGAGCACGTATCATATTGTATTGATTTGTGTCTTGATCCTCCGTATTAAAATCATTATCATATGAATATGACTCATATGTATGAATTGAAATTTCATCTCCATTATTAGGTCTAGTATTACCAATTGCATTAAATATGGATCCGCACACGGCATCCGCTAAGTCTTTAGAACCCTTTCTTGGATGGTCTACCTTATCTCTCATAATTTTTAACTGCAATAATTCATCAATAAGCAAAGGTATGTTGGGACCTTTTAGTCTTTCTTCTAGAACCACCATTGCCATATCGTCATAATGTTTCTTTGCAACAGATAGTGTTTCCGTATTAATACCATACTGTTTTAGTTGCTGCATCATGTCATGCGAATTCCATCTATCAAACGTACATAATTTAATTTTAAATCCTGCTGTTCTCAATGACAATATGTAGTCTCTTACTTCTGCAAAATCAACAGACTTATCTGGAGTTGGAGTCCAATATCTGACTGCATCTACCTCAACTATTGGGGCTGGCTGTGAATAAGTATCAGTTACTTTTACATTAACCCATTTAGTTACATGTGACATAGCTACTGCACAATGGTCATGTTTTTGTGCAAGGTCTACGTGAATAAAGTATTGTTTATCATCTTCTGGCTTAAACCATGGTTCTAGCCTGCCAAATCCATCTACTGCCATAGCCATGTTGCTAAAAGCTTTTTCAATCTTTTCACGAGATTTAAAGAATGCATCTACTGCATCTGAAGGCATACAAGCAAAACGACTTAATGCGTCAGGCATATTTTTATAAAACTCTACTTTAAAGTCTTCTATTTTTTTTGTAGGATTAATCTCCCACGTAGGTCTTTTAAGAGCATACACTCTAGGAATTTTATACGATATGATGTGATCTTCTTCCCATTCAACAAGCACCTCGTTGCCTGGCATTCCGTCTGGCAAATCATTATCCATTTTTAATAACTTACTTCTAACTATAGTTTCTTTTTCAGCAATTGCTGAATCATAAAACTTTTGTATTGGATCATTTTTAAAACGTGGAAATGATAGAAGTATTACTTTGCCATAATCTGGGAAACGAGATACAACAGATCCACGATACATATCGTAAATAGCATCAGCAGTCTTTGCTTGATCATGACCAGTTGTATTTTCTGTAGCAAATCCTGAAATCTCATCTAGAATTACTGCTATTACGTTATAACCTTCAAATGCTTCACGCTCAGAATGTCCTGAGTATACATTAACGTTTTTATCAAATCTTATTTCAGAAGCTTTCGGATCATATTTGCCAACAAACCAAGGACTTCTGTCTATTCTTGTTTTGAATCCTTTAAAAAATACATTGTTTGCTTGTTGTGCGTTAATAGCAATATTAATAACATCAATCGTATCTCCTGGCGGTTTACCATAATACGATGCAGGATCTTTTAAACATAATAATAAATATACTATATAAGCTACTGAAATTGTAGAGCAATAATCTTTTCCGCTACCTTTGCCTAACTGTGCAATAACCTCATTGCATGTTTGTTTAAACATTCTTCTACCCTCTTCTTCGCCGAAGAGTTTAATTAAAGTAGATTCTTTATATATTGTAGAACTTTTTTCAATTAAAGTATATTGATATTCTGATAGCGGAGGTAAGCCAAGGTAATCTGGATGCGTTACAAATGTCTTAAGATCAACGGGTCTCTCATCAAATTCTTCTCCGTCGAGTATGTCTATAAGATCATTAAAATTAAGCTCCACTGACCTGCTCTGAATCTATTACTACTGGCTCAACTACCCCAGTTATTTGAGATAGTCTTTTAGCAACATCTAATTTACACTTTGAACAACTTGAAGTAACTTCTTTTAAAATTTTTACAAGGATCTCTTGTTTTCTTTCTGTCTCAGCAAGCTGAGATGCAAGTTCATTATTTTCTAAAACACCTATAGATTGAAGCATGCCTATTCTTTTTGCTTCAATATCAGCAATAAGCTTTAATGCACCAGACTTTACGCCCAATTGTCCAGACTGATCTGCATCCTCAACTGTTTTCCATGCTTCTTTAATTAACATGGCGTAGTGTTGATCTGCTCCAGAGATGGCTTCCTTTGCTCTATCTCTTATGTTGCTATCATTATGAACAACTTGTTTCCAGTCGTCAATTAACTCAAGGACTTCTTTTCTTTGTAGTCCCGTTGCCGTTGCAATTTGAGTAGGGCTATTTCCCTTTAATAGTTCTTCGACAACTTTATTCATTCTGTCAAAGCGTTCTGATAATTCTATTTCGCTCATTAATATATTATACTTCTAGTCGACTAAAAAATCAACTTGATTTAGCGATTTTAAGTAAAATTAAATACCCAATAAGATCATCAATATCATTATCTCCTGGGTAATCTGTGCCTTTCATAAGTCTATTTAATTTATCATCTATACGAACATGAAGTTGTTCCCTTGGATCCGCCTTCGAAAATATACGAACAGGATCAAGGGCTGAATCGCCATAAGATATATTTTTATCAACTAACATCTTGGCAATTTCATGACAGGCTGCCCAAATTTTTACTCCTGATGGAGCTGATGTAGAATGAAGATATAAATCCTCACAATGAAAATCTTTTACGTCTGCAAATACTGGTTTTAACATTACCGCCTCTTTATCAATCCAAATTGTTCTAGGTATCTCTGTATAGTCATAGCAGAGACTTTACATTCCGTCGCAATTTCTGTAACGGTTTTCTTTTGAACTACATATCTTCTATATAGCCAATCTTTACTTTGATATAACTTCATCGTTCTGTCAATACCGTGTTTGAGTAGTGTGCAATGCCAAATGCATCTGCCACATCAAAATCATCTAACTGTAAATTATACTTTTTGTTAAAGTAATCTACTGTTCTCTGTTTTCTTATTTCCCTCATCTTTGCTTTGTACCAAGAGTCAGCATGTCCTGGATTTTCAAACCTAAGCGTGTCTTTCTCCAACTTTGTTGGGTTTTTATTTCCAATATATGCTTGCCAAGAAGTAGGAGATATAGTAATAACACTAGCCCCACTAGACATAAGCTCAGCAATGACAACACCGTATACATAAGACAATTTTATCACAGCATCAGGGGATTTGACAAATACTGCTCCTTCAACAACTATATAATCTGATTTAAGCTCATTAAGCATTGCATGCATTTTAATTTTTGCATCATGAATTTTATGATAAATATCTTCTCCAGATAGATCTATCTTACCCCATTTAATTGGTTTATCATTTTCCATTAAGCAAAATGCAATTGAATTGGTTGAAGCATCTATTCCCAATACTCTACTTGCTTTTGTTTTTACTAAATCAGCTAATGTCATTTATCATTCCTAATATAGTACTTTTTGTTTTTAAATCAGTAGCACGATGACAAGAAGAACACATATTGTTTTTATTATATCTGCTTAATTGTGCTCCACATTTTTTACATGGCCTTACTGCACCATTTTTAATAGCTTTATTTTCATAATACTTTTCCATAATGCGTCTGTTAGTTTCAATTCTACAACATTCAGCAACGCAATATTTTTGATTATGGGTTTTAGGTTCAAATTCTTTTTTACATGTAATATTAGCACATATCATAATCCTGCATATGCCTCTATCTCTACTGTTCCTTCTTCCGCCTTCCAGCAATCTTTTCTGATAGGGCAACCTTTGCAAGAGTAGCTGGTTTTAATAAAAGGTCTTATTGGCATATCACCATCTTTAAAATTATCCCATACTGTACAAAGCCACTCAAATAAATGATCAATAATTTTTTTATTCTTTTCTGTCATCTGAATAGGGATAAGAAGTATTTCTTGAGTGTTTTTATTTTCATATAAAAAGAAAGCTTCTTTAACATTTCTTAGTTTCATATATGTTAAAAGCTGAAGCATGTGATTATTTGATGGAGCCATTTCTGCTTGACGTCCATCCCAAACTTCTTGCTTAGCTGTTTTAATTTCACCTAGGACTTCTTCGTCTTCCCAATTAATAACAAGATCTATGAAGCCTTTTATTGGTGGGTATTCATTTGTAATTTCAATTTCAGTTTTTACATCTTTTAAAGAATTTTGTTTAAACAAATCTGAAGATTGATTTGATATTAGCTTCTGAAGTCTATCATGTGCTTGGGTTCCATAGGCCATATTAGCTATTGCTTGTGCACCATTGTTATCAATAAAGTTTGCACCACTGAATGCCATATACCAATATCTAGGACAATTACCATGACCGTAACCAAAGCTGCTTGGACTAAATGACTTTTTTGTCATTTCTCCATCTGGTCTTTTAGTGGCAAGATATGCATCATCAAGCAATTTAGCAAACTCTGTTACATTAAACTTGCCATCATATTTTTTAAATTTTAAATTCTTTACTATTTCTTTAGCCATTATAACGAACGACATACTTGAGGGCATCTACAAGTTTATCGATTGACTCCTTTGCTGAATAATATATATTCTTTTTATTATTATTTACTGTTCCAGCTTTGTCTTTAGCAATAGTAGAATATACAGAGGCCATCATAGAAAATTTAGTTGACATAGCCTGTAACTCAATAATTAAATGTGGGGCTTTGGCAGCAGGTACATCTGGATTCATTAAAAGTTTTACAACAATTGATAAAGCCCTATCTAACTGATCATCTTTCATGTATTCATGAAGATCATTAAACTCAGTAATCTGACTTATTAATTCTAAAGTATTTTTATCTTCCGCCATCTTTATACCTCTTGTCTAATTTATTAATAAATAACCCAAATGGATATCCAATTACAAAACCTATTCCTATGCCCATCATTAAAATTGCAATAGTAGTCATTATATAATCCTTGTTACTAAAGCATAGCCAATCCAAAGACCTACGATACCCATAAGACCTGCAAATACTGGTGGAGCTGGAATTGGCAATTTAAATGCACTAAAAACTCCGCCTACAATAGTTCCCACTAGAGTAGTCATTACAATGTCTCTCATTTCTTATCTCGCTTTTCTTTTGGATACGGACCTAAATCTGATTTGATTGTGCCGTCTTTTCTCATTCTTACAATTCTGCCATTTTTAATTTGCATTTTATTAAAACCATAATGTGGTTTAAGCTTTCCACTAGACATTATTTTCCTCCCAACATTCAATTAATTGTTCAAGCAATGACCATTCAATTACTGCAAGTCTCGTTTTGCTATTGTCTTTGCCAAGGACGAGTTTGAGTACAGGATATTTATCCCTACTAACTTTAAAAGTGTCTGTACATATTTTTGACCACATAGTTTGCGAAACAGAGATTGTCTTTTCGTACTCTTTATAATCCACCACAAAAGTTCGCCACTGAGCGTCACCCTTCTGATAATTACCACGTCCACTATTTTTTTGTTGTTTTGCGCCATCTCGTTTTGCTTCCGATCTTTCTGACATTATCCCACCTTAAATTGATTAGCGTGTCCATCTGGACATGTCCAAGAAATTATTAATGTAGTAGGATCCCAAAAAGCTTCTTGAGCATCCTTATCACATTTACCACATGGCTTTATACCAGGGATGTTTTCTAATTCTGCTCTATGAATTATTTCTGGCTTATTAAAAAATTCATTAAGATTTGGCATCTATTTCTTTCTTTAACTTATCTACAACTTTGGGATTATCACGAAGGTATTGCACTGCCTTAGCCCGTCCTTGTAATCTTTCCCCGTCCACGGTATACCAAGCGCCACCTTTTTCCACGACTCCGTACATTTCTGCAACATCAAGAGTTTCTCCGACACGATCTACACCAACAATCTCGCCTTGGTAGTAGAAGTCATACTGTCCCGAAAGATTAGGGGGTGAGACTTTGCTGTAATCAACAATCCAGTTAACTGGTCGTCCGACTCTTTGTTCGATAATTTTGTCGCCAACTTTAACGCCAGCTTTAATAGCATTAGCCTCAGCTTCAGACGACCATAGTTTAACGACAGTGGTACTGAAGAACTTGACAGCCATTCCGCCTGTGGGGATGTGACTAGCATGCATAGATCCAAACTGATTTCGTTGTTGTGAGATGAGAACAAGTAATGTGTTTTTGTTTGCATAATTTAACATTTTGACTGCGTGAGTCATATCCTTTGCTTCTGCGCCGATTTGCTTAGTGTCTTGCAAATCTTTTAATTCATTTCCATCTTTTTCAAAATAGATTGCAGGAAGTAATGCAGAGATAGAGTCTACAACTATTAAGTCTACATCTGCTTCCATAAGTTTAGTTGCAACATCAACCATATCATTTACAGTTTTAGCTGGAGAGTAAATTAGTTTTTCTGAATCCACTCCTAGTTGTTCAGCCCATTTAGGATCATAAGATGCTTCTGCATCAATCCATGCACAAGTCTTTCCTTCTTTTTGAGCTAATGCAATCATTTGTAGGCAGAAAGAAGACTTGCCTGCAGATTTATTTCCCCAAACAAGAACCTGACGACCATATGGAAGTCCTCCTCGCAATGCCATATTTAACCCTATACTAGGGGTAGCCTGCTTATGAACTTGAACTTCTTGTGCTGATTGAACTCTTGCTCTTGTTTTTGGATCTAATTTTGCTAGTACATCATCTAATACGATTGTCATTTATTTATCTTTTCTCTTTCTACCATTATACCATTTAGAACAGGTTGCCGTGAAGTCTTGGCCTGTCTTTATTTATATTTATTTTTTTATCAAGAATTTCATCTAGGCTGTGCTCTACAGCACTTTCATTCCTCATTGCAGCATACAGATCTAATGTTCTAATTAAAATATCAGCAATTTCTTCTACAATATATTCAGATCCCTTGCTCTTTCTTATTGCTTCTAAAACTTCTGTAACTTCAGAATGTATCAGTGCAAGCTTATTTCCAACCTTGTCGTTTGAATATTCGCCATCCCAGAATCCCTTTTCAACTGCAGTTTCATGCAGAATTGCAGCCAGCGCATCTAAGCCATATTCAGTGAGTATGTTATTCTGACTCATTAGTCTCCGCTTCTTCTAATGCATCATCAAACTCAGCATTATATTCCATTTCCTCTGGTCTTGGAAGTCTAAAAATAAAACTTGGTCCAGATTCATCGTAGTCAACAACTAATTCTTTATCTTTGTTGTTAGCTTCAAATAATGTTCTAGTTGGCACACTTACTTGTCCAATAGTTTCTAGTATTGAAATTAATACCTTGCTAGCTGTTAGCTGTGCCTGAATTTCATTTACGTCAAATTCTGGCTCTTGTGTTATAGTGATTTGTTGTTCGCTCATTTTATTTCCTTTATCATTAGGGTTCCATCATCCAACTTGGACAAAACTGCCCTACAATTCATACCCTCTCGCATTTTTGCAAGGGACATCTTATACATGCTTGGGAAAGCAATTGCACGTGTAAGATCTTTATCTTTATTTGACAGAATAATATGGCTCATAGTTTTGCCAGCTTTTGTCACATAAGGAGTAAAGTTTACCACAAAGTACTCGTCTTCCGCAAGGTCATATTGCTTTCTATATAAATAATCTACAAATATATCTTTTGAGTTTGGGTCTACATCAGATACTTTTATATACCTAGCAATTCTATTATCGCCTACTAAAACAAAATACATTTGTCCTGTTTCTATTTGCGTTTGCTCATTATGGAAAAGACCTATTGATCCTGTTTCATCTACAAGCTCTACTCTTGCCCAGCCATTTCCTCTTTTAATTGATTTAACCATTCCAAACATTACAAAAGATCCTAGGTCATCAAACTCCTCAATTGGTCTGGCCTGAGCTTTAATTCTTGGGGGAATGCCTTCCAAATTAAATGTAGGTATGCCTAAATACTCATAATAATTATCTTTTTCATTACCAGTTCTTTTGTTATCATCAAATGCGGCTCCTCCAATTGCATTCAATGCTGATACTGCTCTGCTATTAATTCCGCTACCTTTTTTAGAAGCCTTATCTATAAAGTCTGAATAATTTTTAAATGGTCTTAGAGCAAGTATTTTATTTGCAATGCTATCAGATATAAACTTAATCTCTGCCAATCCAAAAACAATTCTATCGTCTTTTAAAGAAAAATATAAGTCAGATTCATTTATGTGTGGCAAAGATACACGCAGACCTAATCTTTTTGCTTCGATTAAATATTCTGTCCTGGCGTCTTTATCATTTTCGTTTTTAAGAATTGAAAACATAAACTCAAGAGGATAATACTTCTTAAGCCAAGCAGTATAATAAGATAAAAGGGAGTAAGCAACAGCATGACTACGATTAAAGGAATAGCCAGCATGAGCCTCAAACATGTGCCATAGCATCTCTGCTTGTTTCTTAGAAATGTGCTTTGAAGCCCCATCAATAAATTTATCTTTGAACTGGTCGAATTCTTTTGCATCTTTCTTTTTACCAATGATCTTGCGAACTTTATCAGCCTCAGACCAAGTCATTCCTCCTAAGTGTACGCAGGCTTGCATGACCTGCTCTTGATATATAATAACACCATATGTATTTTCAGTAAAGGGACGCATAATGGGATGGATATATTGAACTGCTTCTTCTCCGTGCTTTCTCTTAATATACGAAGCACCTACAGTATTCATAGCTCCTGGGCGAACCAATGCGTTTGATGCTGCTAGATCTTCAAACTTATCTACTCCCATTTTAATTAATAGATTTGTATATGGTGTTGCTTCAGCCTGAAATATTCCTTTTGTATATCCATCACTTAATGTTTTATATACAGAATCGTCATCTAGTTTTAATGCAGATAGATCTATATCCTTACCAGTCCTTTGTTTAATTGACTTTAATGTATCAGATATAACAGATAAAGTTTTTAGTCCAAGTGCGTCTAGCTTTATAAGACCTATATCTGCAACTGTATCCATGTCATAAGCAACAACTGGAATACGGCCAGAAACTTTGTCCTGTGCATCTTCACGGGATTCTATTGGAGCATACTTTCTAATATCATCTTTAGCTACTACAACTCCTGCAGCATGTACGCCAACAGATCTAATTCGACCTCTAAGTCTTTCTGCAAGCCATGTTACTTCTGGATACTTCATTCTAAATTCTTTTGTGTTAGGAGACTCAAGATAATCTTCAAATGTATCAACTTGTTTTAAAGCACGATTAACGTCAGACAAGGGAACCATAAATACACGAGCAGCATCACGAATAACACCTTTATCTTTAAAATATGTAAATGTAGAAATAGATGCAACATGTTTAAATTTCTTTTTTAAATAGTCCTTAACTTCTTTGCGACGACGGTCTTCAAAGTCCGTGTCAATATCAGGGAAGTCATTACGCTCAGGATTGATAAAACGGAAGAACAATAGGTCATATTTAATTGGATCTACGTCTGTGATACCTAGGGCATAGCAAACTAAAGATCCTGCTGCAGAACCACGGCCTGGACCAACCATTATTCCCTCATTCTTAGCCCAGTTAATCATGTCTGCTACGACCAGGAAGTAACTAGCAAAGTTTTTAGACTTGATGACTGCTAACTCTTCCTCTAAACGAGCCCTATAAGCCTCATCAGAAGCCTTCTGAAGCCTCTCTAAGCCCTTTTCAGCAAGCTCTTGTAGTCTCTTATCGGCATCGGTTTTAGGAACTGGCAAAAGGTCTAAGCCTTGATTAAAGTCATATTCTTCTACCTTATTTGAAATTTCAATTGTATTTTCAAATATATCAGTTCTATTTATGCCAGCCTTTTTAAAGTCAGCCTCAATTTCTTCACGGCTTTGAATAAATAAATTATAATTTTGAAATGATATCTTTCTATCTGGATATAGATAATTTAATCTTTCTCCAATATCTTTGATGTTTCTAGACATATCGACGTCTGCATCTTTATCCATTTTAGGGGATGTTGATAAAATAAGCATAGCTTCTTCTAGAACTCTATCCTCTTCATTAGCAAAATGAGCATCGCCAGTAGCCACTGCTTTAATCTTTAATTCATCTGCTAATTCTAACAGCTTTTCATTTATTTCTTTTGGATTGTGAGATTGGACCTCAACGTAAAAGTCTTTGCCAAAAGTTTTAGCAAAATCTTTGAGTATAAGTTTTGCTTCTGAGAACTCCTGTTTTTCAATAGCCTTACTGACAATACCATTAAGGCATCCACTAAGTACAATAATGCCTTCCGCATATTCTTTTAATATCTCTCTATCAATACGTGGCTTGTGATAAAAGCCTTCGTTCCATGCCAGCTCTTGTAGTGCATGAATATTGTCTAGTCCTTTTTTATTTTTTGCAAGCAAGATTATATGATTATATGCTTGAATTGATTTATCTGTTTTTGAAGATCTATCAAATCTATCTGTAGGAGATAGATATGCCTCTACTCCAAGTATAGGCTTGATTCCAATTTCTTTACATGCAATCTGCATTTCTCTATGTGAAGATAATGTGCCATGATCTGTTATGGCTATTGCTGATTGCCCAGCATCTTTTGCTGCTTGTACAAGTTCGGCAGGAGAGTTAAGTCCATCCATTAGAGAATAATATGAATGCACATGAAGATGTGTGAATGACATTAACTCTCCGCCTCTACTTTTTACCAGTCTACGCTGCTGCTAGATGCAGTAGTTTCGTCTGATTGTCCGCCTTCGCCCATGTAAAAGGCTTCTTGTTCTGCATATGGTACATGTCGCACTGCAGTTTTTTCTAGGTCATACAATTCTAGCGAAGAGAAATCAAATGGGGTCTCATCTTTTGCTAAAGGGATAATTGTATAACTTGTGTCAGTTTTAGAACCATTACGCTTGATTCTCCACATCAAGTTTGTAATGCTTCCCATTTCGCCAGCGTACTCAATTAAGGTAGGTGTAATTGTTTTTCCGCTTGTGCCTTGTGATAGGATTGCAACATAAGGGTCATTCTTGCCATCATCAACTAATACGTTGATATAAAGGCGTGTTCTTGCTTTCCAGCCAGCCTTTGGATCCTTGCGATGTTGTTCGTGTGCCCAGTCACGTCCTTCGGTCTCCATTGTATCTAGAGCCTTGCGACGATAGTCTTTTGGGTTAGTATGCTCTAATGCGATAAAACCGCAACCAAGCTTGTCATTATAATTTGGTGAATCTGGATCAAGCTCTTGTAGAAACCTAATCTTTACGCTTTCGCCGTCTTCAATCTTAAGCCAGCGTCCTTTGTTTTCTTCTCCGCCTGAATATACAGGCTTGTCTAGTGCTTTATTTAGGTCTTTTAGACCTTTTACTATACTCATTTATTTCTCCTTTATAGTGACGGTATAGATCCGTCTGTTCTTTCATTATATCATGAGTTCCAGGATCTGTATTCAATATCGGATACAGAATTCTTTATGCAAGCTTTTATTTCTTCATCAGTCATATCGCCTGCATCTTTTGCTTGATGAGGGTATATCTTACCATATTCATAAGAAGCCCACAAGATGTCTTTAAATCTTAATCTTTCAGTAATACTTTTACCTAATTCTCTACCTGCTTGGTCAGCATCTGTCATAATAATAATTTTATTAAAATGTCTATTTAATAAGTTTTGCTGATCTACAGATAAGAATCCTCCTAATGTAGCAACAACATTTGGGAATCCTGCTTGATGAATTCTAATTGCATCAAAGTTTGACTCAACAATTATTACTTGATCCCCAATTCTTTTTGCTCTATGTATATTAAATAAAGTTTTACTTTTTGCAAGATTTGTACTATTTTTAAATGATTTACCTTCAATAGATCTTCCCACTAATCCTATAGGCAATCCATCGGGACTATGAACTGGCGTGATAACCATGTTCATATTACTAGAATATCCAAGCTTAAAGTATTCAATAGACTCTTGATTAATTCCTCTTGAATTTAAATATTCAATAGCTTGATTACTTGATTGAATTTCTTTATAAAGCTTATCAAGGATTTCTTGTGAGAATTCTTCAAACTCTGGTTTTTCTTCAAATAGATTAGACATAATGTCGTCAAAGTTATTTAATACTTCTGTTTCCTGTGCTGATATAAACCTCATTGCTTCAAAGTCATTTTTATGGAGCACTCTTCTAACCAGCTCAATTAATGTGCCAGACTCTCCACAAGAAGGATTAAAACAAAGCCAAGCGCCTGTACTTTTATTAATACAGCATGAAGCAGTATGCCTATTAGAATGAAATGGGCAGTAGAACATAACCTCATTACCTGGTTCCGCCGTTATATCAAGACCTAAGCCTTTTATTATTGACTTGATATGGTTGGGCGCATACTGCGTGGAATCAACTTTCCTTGCGTTATACCCTCTGACTGCCATGCCTTTTTCTTTCCTACATATACTCCGTAAAGTGTCATTAAGAACACCCACGTTTGTCCATCAAATTCTACCGAAAAGTTAGTGTCTATGTCAAGAACCCTTGCATATCCCTTGCCTCTCATATCGTGAGTAAGCAAGCTTTCATACTGATATTTTAATCTTGGGATTCCTGCATCATCATCAAACTCAACTCTTACTTGAAATCTTTTGATCTGTTTGTGATTCATTTTGGAATGGATTCTCGTAAATTTCTTTTACAATGCCTCGATTAATATCCCAATCTAAATAGAAATTAAAATCATGACCATGTCTATTTTTTCTAGAAACAATCTCAATCATATTTGTTTGTGGATATCTATGAACAGCTAACGCCATGTCAGCATCGTATTCGATAGCCTTTGACCAAGCCACTTGGCTCATCATTGGCGGATTATCTTGGTCCGATATATCGTCTGCCGTTGCAGCGGTGATATCGATAATCGGAATATTATTAGATACAGCAAGCATTTTAAATTCACGAGAAACATTTCTATTTCTTTCAACTTCAGAATTGCTACGCTTGTTATCATTAAACAACTGATGATAATCTAAAATTACTAGATCAGGTTTATGCTGATCTATCTTTCCTTGTATTGTTGCAGGAGTTACTTCAGAATTACCTTCATTAGAAACTAATATAAAACTATTTTTTCCTTCAAACTTTTTGCTTCCCCAAGACCTAAAATCATCAATACTAATATCTCCCTTTGACAAATCGCTTGCACGAAATATTCCAGAGCCGAGCATTGTAAATATACGGTCACGCATATTTTCTGGAGACATTTCAAGAGATACAATCATTGGCTTAAATCCTTGCTCCCATGCCTTGCATGCTAAATAAGCTGTGAACCAAGTCTTACCTTTTCCTGGCCAACCAATAGCAACAATTAAATGTCCTGGTGCCATACCTGTAGGGTATGCTTTATCAATAGCAGAAAATCCAGTAAGGATTCCTGGGGCTCCGCCCATCATTGCAGATCTATCTTTTACAGACTGATAATGCCTTGCAGCATTTTCAACATCAATAATGTCTAAGTCTCTTACGTTATTTGTATATCTGCTTAGATTTGCTAGGTCGCTTTGCATCTGTGCAAGCACTCTTGAGGCAGCATCTTCTTTTAATGCAGAACCTCCACGAATAATAATAGACTTTAGTTTTGCAGATATAAATTCATTTTTTAGTTGGTCTAAATAATATCCTGTTTCTGCTTTAACATCTGTAGGTTCAAAGTCCTTATGTCGTTCTACTAAAACACCAGCCTCTGGAACTGCTTTGAACTTATAGTAATAGGTCTTTAGACTTTCCCAAATATCTCTATGTGATGTAAATAGTTCATCTACATTGTCGGCAAGTAGTGTGCTTATATCTTTATTTTTACATACAGCAGATATAACCGTTGCTTCTATATTCACTCTTCGCCCTCAACCATTCTTCTTGTTTGATCCAGCAGTATGCTGCGATTAATCTTGTCTTTTTCAATCTCTTTGTACAATACATCTATCCTATCAAAATTATTATAGAAAAAGTTTAAAGGATGTCCTAGTTTATTAGTAGAGAAATAATAAACAAGCAACTCCTTAGCTCGATCATATCCTACACTATCTATGACATCTTGCATAGCCCACTTCTCACGAAACTTATTTATACGTGGTTTTTTATCATACTTTTCTTTGTATAAATTCTCGTATACCCCGATAAGTATGTAGGGAGCTCTCTCATTTGCCACGTTTTAGCTCTTCCTCCACCTCTCGTGTTTTCTGCACAAGTTTATTTTCTACAAACTTATATACACGCTCTGTTGCGGAATCAACATTTTCTCCAGCCCTGACGTCATCTTCTACGCCAATGCCAATTTTAATACTTTCATAATTGCCAAGGTTTCTAGTAAAAGACAAATCAACCTTTACCTTTGTTGTCACTTATGCTCCGCCTTTCTATGTCTTGATAGTGCATCGTGTCCAAATATACCCCAACGCAATTCTATTTCTTTACTGCATATATCGCATACAACTACTCTGCTAGCCATTATTCCGCCTTCCATACTGGTACAAAACCGTTATCGGTCTTAGTATACAATATAATGTTGTGTTTGAAAAGACCTAATAATTCTGCCCTAGAAGGTATATTGTTTGAATGTCCAGCATCTAATATATATTGGTGGATGTCCAATATGTCCGATTCGCTAAACAAATATTTAGACCAATTTTTATTATCTGGATTACTAATTGAATATATCTTTTTAGGCTGGCGCACCTTACCCTCAAGAATATAATCTTCAATTGTAATCCTATGTTTGTTTAACATAGAAGAAACTTCAGATATAGAATATGCTTTTGACATATTTTTTTCAACTTGAGAATATGAATACAAAACTCTTTTTTTGCTTTCATAGTGCCAGGCAATAACTTCGTCCTTAGACCTTGATGCCTTAAGAACTTTATGTATTTGATCGTTTAAGAAGAAATACCGTAGTTCTTTGAGTTTTGATTTTCTACGTTTTCTAGCCATCTGCCGAAAGCACTCGTTTCTTTATTAATCATATTTCTTTTGCCACATAATATGCAAAACAACTCAACATGTAGTTTTTGAGAAAAAACTCTATCAACAAAAACTCTTCCATTACATTTACCGCAAGTCATCATAGCTTAAACAACTTCCCATCTACCACACAAGAATAATCTGGTGATACGTGGATCATCTGAATGTGTGGATATTCTCCATTTTCAATATGAGCAATAGCAAAACCTTTTTGCCAGTCGTGATGCTGAGTATACTTCATTCCTGGACCCTTTTCATCACACATATGTCCAATCTCGTAACCTCTTAATGTTTCGCCATTACCATTGTTTCTTAGCTCATAAGTTACCATGTGTGAAGCAATTCTATGGGAGTGCCCACGAATTAGAGATACCTGCATATCTTCCATATCTTTTCTAACAGATCCTGTGGCAGAAATTGAAATTCCATGATGTACATGTATATCTCCAAATCTACGCTTAGGCAAAGAATCATAGAATATATATTCATAACCTAGAGAATCGAGAGACCAAAGAGCTTCTGGTGTTACCTCGTTAATATAATCTGGCAACTTAGAATCTACATAGTTAAAGATTCTTACATCGTGATTACCTAAAGCTGAAAAAAGTTGAGCGTCTGGAAGCATATCTCTTGTTTTAGCATAGAAGTCTCTTGCTCCTTTTGCCTCATGACGCATTGTTGGAACAATTAAATCTTTGCTATCTGTTTTGTGAAGATTTAAAAATTCTGCTGATCTGCCTTCTGTATACTTACTATAGCATGCCTGATCATCAGTATCTCCAAGATAGTCTACAACATCTGGCTTAAACCATTTCATTACTTTAAACCATAGTTCAATCATCTTGTCATCTTGATATGGAAATTGCTGATCAGATGATAGCATCCATTTTAAATCGTTTGTCATTAAATACCTTAATACGTAAAAAGTCGCAGGCATGCGACTTTATGTTACAGTAATTGTAACATAATGTTTTAGATTGTCAATATCTACTCTGTTAAACTTGCAGTATTTCCTGAAGCAGTCCAATGAATTTTAGCTGTTGTAATAGACTTAGTTCCTTTTGGAGCTCTACATATTATACTAAACTTATCTTTACTTGCATTAATAATATATGGAGTATATAGTGCACTTGCATCTGCTGATGCTGCATATTCAATAGTAACATTAATTGATGGTGTTTCAATAAATCCTATTGTAGGAAAGTTTACTGGAAAAGGCTTCATGTCTGTCTTTAAAGTTTTACCCGCAAAAATTCCACCAATTGTTGTATTAAATCCTTTTACCTCAATTACTTTACCACCATTAATTGTTGTACTTTCAATTTTAACTGGAGTAACGGTTTCGCCTTTAGCAATAATATTAATATTCTCAACTATCTTACGTAAGACGTCGGCTGTTACTGGATCCCCGTCTCCTATAGTTACTGGTGTTAGATTATTAAATGCCATATTTACTCCTCAGTATTTTTAGACTTTTCCATTTCTTCTATTTTATCCGATAGCTGCGTAATTTCAGCACGAAGAATTGCCACGGTTGTCTCATATTGTGAGACAAGATCTCCAATTCTTTGTTGAAGAGCATTTACAACTAATTCAATTTTTTCTGCCATTTTATCTCCTTGATAGATAAACAGTATACCATTATGACTCCAGGGCGTCAAGCCTATTTAATATTCTAGCAACTACTTGTGCTAGAACTACTGAGAGTCCTGCATAGTTTACTGAGTCTGGTCTGCCCTCTTCGTCATACTGTACTAACAGTTCTAGGCCCGCTATTTCTGCAACTTCTTCTGCAATTAATCCAGTGTACCAAGTATTGTCCCCACGTTCCATATCTTTTATTCCATGGTATTTAACTGGTCTCAAAAGTTTTATAGATTCGTCTGGATAAAAAACAGATTCTATATCAGTCTTATATCTTCTAGAAGATGTAGATCTTGCTATTAAACCTGAAGTAGAGTTGATAAATGTATTAGCGGTAGATGCTGTAGTATCACCAGACCTCATGTAAAAGCTTCCTACGGTATCTGTATAAATACCACCGCTACCAAATATTCTTGTTGTGTTGTCAATTCCATTAAACAACATAGAAGTCGAAGCACCGCCCGCTATAGAAGCTACGCTTGCTGCAACATAAACTCTTCCATAAACCGCTCCCGTAGAGCTTGGAGCACTTGAGCCACCCTGTAAAATCATAGCCCCACCGCTTAAGTTTACTCCGTAAAGGTGGCCTACTGTAGTACCACTTAATGTAACTTGTAAACTATCTATACCTGAATTTTGTAATTTAACATTTGTACTACTGGTACTTGTTTGAACTATTGCGCCAGTAATGGTTCCACCAGTAATTGTGTTTGCTTCAAATTTTGAGGCAGTAATTCTTCCACCTTGTATAGTTCCATTCCAGCCGTCTAAAACTAACTTACTATATCCTGATGTGTAAAAACTTCGTGATGTTATATACTGACTATCTACTGTCCATCCAAAAGTAGGATCTCCTAAAGAAATAGTTCCTGATGAAGAAATATTTAATGTTTGGGATCCTCCGCTTGTTGCACGAATTCCATTTGCGTCTATAACAAATCCATTATAGCCTGGAGTTCCACCAGCAATATTTAATCTTGCAACATCAATTGTTCCAGTGGTTATTCTGCTTCCGTTAATTACTGTTGTATTAAGATCTAATACTGTATTGATATCAGATGCCGCCATTTTTAATGCTGCTGCGTCTGATGCGGCTTGTGCGGCATTTGCTGCTGCTTGAGCGCTATTTCCTGCAGCTATTGCCTGATTGTATGCCTCATCTCCCCTAGCTTTTGCAATTGCTGCTTGGCTTGCTGCTGCGCCAGCATCAGTTATACCTTGTAAAGCATTTGCCTTAACTGTATCAATTGTAGTTCCGTCTGAAAGTTGTGTTCCTACTGTTAATGTTCCATAAAATGTAGAGTTTCCATTAATTGTTGCTCCAGATGCTATGAGAGCTCCCTCTTTTGTAACTCTAAATGGAGCTGTAGATGAAGAATTTCTTCCAATCCAAAGCCTGTAGGTTGCATCATTTGCATCAAGTCTAATTATATTATCTGTGTTTGAAACGCCAAGCTCAATTACTCCAGTGCTATCTAACCTGGCATTATTTTTAGTAAGCTTGGTTCCATCTAATGTCCAGCCTGCAATTTGTCCCTTGGTTGCAGTCATTAAGCCATCCGAAGATTGTAGCTTAAATGTTTCACCGCTTGCATCGTATCCAAAAATACCTTCGCTATTAAATCTTACTCTTGTACCGCTTGTAGGAGAAGCCCCTGCATAAAGAACTCCGCTTGTTGTTGCCCCTGCTGGTATAGCCAACTGAATGTTGCCTGTAAACTTTCCGCCAGTGGCATTTATATTTCCAGTTAGGTATAGGTTGGTTCCATTCCAATACATGAACTCTGTTGGGTTTCCAACTCTAAATTGTCCTGTTGTTAGCCAAAAATTGTTTCCAACATTTGTGGTAGATTTATTTAAAATAATTCCGTGATAGGTTCCATTTGTTAATGATGGAGTTGTTAATGGTTCTGTATTTAAATTAATTCCTTGAGAAATTCCTGTTCCAATTTTAAATAGATCTTGGGATGCTCCACCTATTGCAATATATGATTTAAGTCTTGCCAAGGCTCCAGCTGCCGTTCCATCTGCATCTGAAGCTATAAATGTTCCCGAAGCGGCTCCAGTCCAGTTTACCACGTCGTAAGGAGTAGTCGAAGCAACCTGATAGTAATATGTTGTGTTTGGAATTAAACCTGTAGCCGTAAAAGAAGTTGTTGATCTTCCAGAAACTGATGCATACTCCCATAAAGGGGTTTGTACTGTAGATGGATCATTAGTAGACCACCGTATAGCATAACCAGCAGTTTTTGTATCCGTGGACTGTGCCCACGATATTGTTGAAACTAAACTAAATCCGCTTAGGTCAGAAGGATCTATAGATGCAGAAGCGCTAGTGCTTCCTGGGTTTGCTACGGTAAATGTTGTGTCTGGGTCAGCAGTTTTTATTGTTATTGGTCCTGCAACCGTACCCTTTTTATGTGCTTCTCTAAATATATCTCTATGAACAACATATACCCACTTGTTATTGTAATCAGAAGTAATAACACTGCATTGAGTATCTGTGCCTACAAAAACTACCTTAGAAGAAGAGTTGAAAGAGTTTGTGTTGCTTTCATATACTATAGTGTCGCCATATGTTTTAAATGTTGGCTTGTCCCATGAAACTGTGTATGAAGAAACTCCACCGACTGCTACAACATTTGTTGGAGCTTCTGATAAATCTGGTATTGTCAGCTCAATTGAATATGTTGCTGAAGGTGGCCCAAGCACTGGGGTTGTTTGAGTATCGTCTGGATTTTTATAATAGTAGTTAAATACAAAATTATATTTTCCTACAAGCTTTACTGGCAAGTTTTCAATTGTGACAGAATAAGAGTCTTTAGACAAAACACTATTTGACGTATCTACGCCTTGTGCATTTTTTTGTAAGTCTGCTGTACCTACTACTTTATCGTCTAAACCATCGTAATCTGGTCTCATTAGAATGTCAATCCTATTCTATACTCAACATCCATTTCTCTGCCGTAAGATTTAGATATTGCATTTGTTAAAACAGATCTACTAATAATAGAAGCAGAAGAATTAAATGAATCTTCATCATTAATTCTAAGGCCATCAAGAAGAACGGTAGTGCTTCCTGAGCTTTTAGCCTGAGCTCCTACAGATACTTGTATGATAGATTCTGCATCTGGAGTTCCTGCTCCATATCCTGATGCATATAAATTATCTAATGTTTTTGCAACAATCTTGTTATTTGTAGACGAATCTCCTGGATATCTTATTTCAAAATAACTGTTTGTTGTACTATAAAATCTAACAAACACATAATCAAGATTTGTGTCTTGTTGTTTAAAAGCTAAAGTTAAACTGTCATTCTGACTGTAACCAGAGAGATCGAAGTTTGTCAATAAATTATATTTTGTAGACTGGTTTGCAGGAGATGTTAAACTAAACCAGGTATTTCCTATTCTTGGAGTTGGAGAATACGTTGTTACTGCTGGAGAACCTGCGTCATTTAACCAGCTAAGATTGTTTTCAAATGTAGAAATAAATCTACTTGAATAGTCTGTATTACCTTCTGTTGCACTTGCAAATAAACCAACTTCTTTTATTGTTCCAACAATATCTGTTGGCAATGTTGTTTTATATACTACTGCATATGTGGATGCCTGTGTGCTTGGATTTGTTTGAATATCTATGCTTCCCAAACTAACTGCTGATCGATAAAATTCAAAATCAAGTTGAGTATTATTTACAGATGGAGTACTGTTACCTATTCCAACTGCTATGCTTTTATTATCAAAAGTAACTGCTCCAGCAAGATAAGAAGTTAAAAATCTTTTGCCAAATCTTGTTAGGATGTTTGAATGCCTGGCTATTTCCTTGCCATTTTCATAAAAGACATATTCTCCTACGAGATTCATTTTAGCCTCCCTTTCCATATACACCAATTACGTCTTCTCCAGCACTATTTTTAACATTAAAAATAAATCTTGCTTTTGGTATATTTTTTTGATCAAAATATATTTCAGATTTTACAACTGTAATATCTTCAAGATTGGGAGCTTTTAGTTTATCCTTATTTGGATCCTCGTCTGGCTCGTCATCATTCTCTCCAACATTTACTTCAAATTTAAACTTATTGTTTGGAAGGCTGCCTGCAGGATCTTCGTTTATTTGAAAAGAAAATGGGTCTAGTTCGTCCCAATGTTCTTTTTTAATAACCTTGGTTAATGGATCGTCTGCAAAAAGCTTTAGCTTTGGATTATTAGTTGCCATATTAACATTCTACCATTTCAATTAACATAAATCGACCTACACAGAATCTTGGTTGATGGTCCATCTACCCAATCATGATTTAAATCTAGCACTATATATTTACCTATAGCAGATCCTGACGGGATAGAAGAATCTTCGCTAGAATAAAGTCCAGCCTTTGGGTATGATACTTCTACTATATCCCCTATCTGTAAAAGTGGATTAAAGAAAATGGACATTTCAATAATGGTTTGTTGTTTTGACCATTGTGTTTTCATCCAGTCCGCTAGTGCTTTTGCTTCTGACTCTTTTTGAATCCAGTTTGAATCGAAGGCAAACTGTTCTTGTTTTTCTTCTTTTGTTAAATTTGGATCCATATATTCAAATGAGTCTGATTTTACTATACTGTCTCCAATTACCTTAAAGAATTTTGTTTCTCCATCACTTAACATTGTATATGTTCCTGAATTATTTATAATGTAGGCTTCCATTGTAAAGGCATCAATATTAGATCCCACAATGGTTGCAAAAGGATTCATTGTAATTACAGGATATCTTGGAATTGCTGGTATATTATCGCCAGAAGTTATTCTAGAAGAAATCTTTAATATTTCTCTGGCGACTGGGCCAAACTCTTCCATATACCCTATCTCTTCTGGCATCGAACTTTTAGACAAAATAAAATTTGAAAATTGTTTTACTAAAAATGAATTCTGTCCTAGGTACCCTTTATATGGATTGTATACTTCTTTAGTATTAAATTCTGCATCTGTAATAGGTGAAGTATACATGTAATCATATCTTACTGTTCCGATTCCAGCTACAAGTCCAGCAATTTCTGTTGTAGGTATAGGGCTTTTATCAATAGCTAATATTTCTGTATTATCAATCATAAGCTTAAATGTTTTAAATGTTTCTGTATTATTTGTAGTAGTGTTAACCTTTAATTGAATATTATACATCTTACCGCCTTGAATACTTTGAAATTGATTTTGATCAGTCTGACTATCGGTAAGAGTTGTTGCTACTCCATTTACAACCTTAATTATTTTTACACATCGCTCTTTTAGATCTCTAGCAACTGCACTTTGTACTGGTTCTACATGCACAATATATCCCGTTGTGTGAGCAGCATTAAGACATACCGCAATTCCTCCTACACAAATTTGATTTCCGCTAGCTGTGCCATCTGAGTTTTTAGCAATTGGAAAATACATACTAGTGCTTACTACAAAATTATTATATCCAGATTTTATAGTTTTTGCAGTTGTGCTGCTAATAGTATATTTAGTTGGGGAAGTGGCAGTAGGTGTAGCAGTAATTAAAGAGTTTACTGTGAGCATAGATCTTGGAGTTTTTAAGCTACTTGAGTCTGTTGATTCTAAAGTCATTAAATTATTATTTAATGTTGTTGTTTTTGCATCTTTATCATAAACATATGTTGACCATCTTGATTTAATTGCTACAAGATTAACCTCATGTCTTGCTGGAGCAGGCAATAATCCAAAAGCATTACGTTCTTTAATTCTAAATTCCCCAGTAGGCTTAAAAGTTCCTGGCTGAGCAAGACCTTGATATTTAGCAATATCTATATCTGATGTTATCCATTGCTCTGCAGTTGTGCTTTGACCTAAAACTTGATATATATATCTAATTGCATCAAACTCTATAATCTCTTTATTAATTAATAAGAAACCAGCTTTTTGATAAAATACATGATCTACTGCTGATTCATATACAGAAACAGGCTCAGTAAATATTGATCCTCCCGCTCCTGTAGATGCCTCTAGGGTTTTAGTTAAAGCTGCGGCACCTAGCTTAATGATTCCAGATTCGTAGACTGGATCTGCTGAGTATGTATACTGAGAAGTTAATTGTGGAGTATATCTAACCTTAACTGCTTTTGCAGAAGGAACAACTGTCTTTTTTAGATCTATAATATTTGGTAAATTTTCTCCATTTGTTCCCTTTGCATCATATCTAAATTTAAATACAGAATCTTTATTTTGAAATAAATATTCTCTTGTATAAAACTGTAGAACATCATATTCATCAAATACAGCAATCATTTGAGTATCATTACACAAATCTTGAATATGCTCCCATACTGTTCTTGTGCTGTCTGTATAATAAAACATTGGTGTAACCGTAGAAGAATCAGTTGATGTTGTATTAAAATTATAATTAGTAAATCCTACGCTATCAAGCAATCTTCTTATAATTGCTTGTGAGGAGTAATCTCTCATTAAGATATCTGGAGCCATTATTTTTTGTAAGTATCCTGCTCCATCTAATGCTGATATATTTATATCTCCATATTCGCTTAAGCTAAATTCTTCTGTTGAATAAAAAACTCCATAAGGGATCTTATCAGAATTTTCAATTGTAATAAAAGGCTCAATGACAATATTTTTGTATAAATTAATTTTATTCTTATCAAATGGAAATGTCTTATCATATATAAATCCTGTTCCATCATAACAATTTAAATCTAAAGACAATGAGTTTGCTGTAACCATTCCAACTGGAGTTATACCATCAGATGAATTTGAAGACTGTTTTCTAACATCAAAAGTAACCAGTCTGTCTGTAACATCTTTTATACACTTTGCTGCTATTTCAATTATGCCTATGTACTCGTTTGCAACACTTACTGCTGTAACCTCTAATTTTATTTCAGATATTCCTACTGGCTGTGATGGAGTAGAAAATTTAGTTGTAGTCCATGCTGTACCATTATAATATAAATCTACAACTCCATTATTTGGAACAACAGCATTAGTTGAAATTGTAGACTCTACCCCACTTAAATTTTTTATCTTAACTGTCCATGCTGTTGGCTTTGAATGTGAAGTTTCAAATTTAATTGTTATCTTGTTTGCTGCTGCTGTTTTAGCAGCTGGGTAGGTTACGGTTAGCAAACATCCAGAAAGGGATGTGACTATTGCTCTCTTGCTTACCCAATACTTGTACTCTGTTTTTTCTCCTGGGTAATAAAGTCTGTATGTTTGATTTGTTGAGGTAGAGTAAATTGTAGGATACTGATTTACGCTATTATTTAAAATTAAATATTTAATACCTGCGGTCTTTGGTCTTCTTGGATCAATAATAGACTTTACTGGAAACAACTTTTTAAATGGCAGTGTGTCTCCTGAAGAAGATGTGACATCTGTTGATGCGGTTACATTAACTCCATCAATTAATTCATTCATATTATACTCTAGCCAGCAGCCTGGAACAGAGGTATATGAAGTTGATTTATTTATAGCATTAAGTGCATTAGTATATCCAGATAGCATTATACTTCTTCCAGACCTATGCTGACGTCCCAAAATTCTTGAGCAGCATCTGATGATTTAGACTTAACATTTCTTTTAACAAGCGTATGACTACACTCAGAAAATATAACATTAATAACTTCATCTCTTGCAGTAACTGCATTATAAGAAATTTTTAGTTTAAAAGAACCTTTCCCTTTATTATGATAAAAAGTTTTTAAATCAATTGCTCCATATCCGCCATCTATTGTCATAGAGCTATATGAAGGAAGCATTCTCCAGTTAGTAGAAATTACTTTTTTATCTGCAGTAAATAATTTACGCATTGTTCCATTTGCCATTCTTTGCTGTTTTTCAATTCTGTTATTTCCTAGACTTACTGGCTCTCTATTATGCTCAGTTAATTTAGCCCATACTGGATTGTCATCAGTTGATGTATCTATATATAAAACAGAACCTACGGGTAATGTTATTGCCATTATGACCTCCTTGGACCCATTTCTGAAATAGATCTTCTATTTCCTTTTTCTAAAACCTCTATGGTTGCTGTTGTTACTTTTCTTACTAAGGCATCCATATTTTCTCCTTCAGCCTGCATAATTGTTTGATTTAAAACAATTGGTTGCTGAGGTGCAGATTGAGAAGCTAAGTTTGCAAAATTCTTTTGTCCAGTTTGTACATTGTATGTTGGTGTGGCATATGGCATATTATTAATATCTGGAATAACCATATTGCCAAACAACATTTCTGGTCCGTTATCTCCAACTATTGTAGGAATATTAGGATTAATATGTGTTAATCCTTTTCCAGCTTTAACTACAGAGAATCCAGCATATCCAGCTTCTCCTGTAACCCGCCATCTTTGTCCATTTTTATCTGTAAATGTAGAACCTACCCACGTTCCAGTTCTATCCCCAGCTCCTCTAAATTGTTTTTTAGCTCCTGACTTTTCTAATTCTGATGCTGTTACATATGTTCCTCCAGCATACTGACCAGACTTCTTTGGGTCATCAGAAAACTTAGCTGGAGTTGCTGGTGTAGGACCTGCTGAGGCTTTCATGTAATCGATATAATCTTTTCCGCCAATAATAAGCCTGTCTGCAGTTATTGACTTAGATGCTAGATCTCCTGCTTGATCTGGCTTGCTAGAACCACCATTTGGCAAACCATACCATTGACCATTAGCACCCTTCTTTGGTCCCAAATTAACTCCTGCGGCCTCTGTAGGAGCAACTAATCCAGCAAGCAAATATTTTCCAGTTTCAGTTTTTCTAAAATCTGCTTCTGTCATTCCTGGATTCTCATCTAAAAACTTTACAAGATTTAAATTGTATGCAGTTTGAGCAGCATTTAAGCTATCAATAGTTTTATTTAGTGCAGCTATCTTTTTATCAAGTGTTGCTAGGTTCTCTCCAGCTGCGGCTGCTGCATCTGCAAGCTTTTGATTTGCTTCATTAATCTTTTCAACTTCAGCAATAAGAGGCGCATTTGCTTTATCTCTTGCTGCTTCAATTGCTCTTGTTTGTCCTAATGTTTGAAGATTTTGTACAGCGGATTCATATCTAAGCCTTGCCTGTGCTTCCTGTTGTGTATTGCCAGTAGATTGTGCAAACTGCACTTCGAGTCTTGCTGACTCCATTTCACGATTAAGATCAGCATCTTCTTTTGCTGCATTAAGAGCCTTAATACGTGCATCAGCTAGTTTATTTGTAGCATCAATCTGTTTTTGAAGAGCTTTAATTCTATCTCTTGCAGATATTTGATCTTTAACACTTTGTCCTTTTGCTTGAGTTGCAAGTTTTTCTCTTTGAGCTTTTAGCTTTCCTAGCTGATCGTATTCATCAGCCAAAGCCCCGCCTACTTGCTTATTAGCATCAATAACCTTTTGCTGTATAATCATTCCCATGTTATACAGTGCTTGAGTTTGAGCAGCGTTAAGTTGAGAAAGATCTCCTTGTAGTCCCAAAGCTTGTAGTCTTAGCTTTTGCCATACGCTTACTACTGTATCTGATGTATTGGCAAGCTCTTTAATTGCTGGGTTGGCTTTTGCCATTTCTTTAATAGTTGCAGCAGTTAATGTTGTTTGTTTATATTGACTTTGATTTAAATAATCCATCATTTGAATTTCAGCTTGATACATGCTAATTTTTTCAGTTTTGCCAGTCTTATCTTTCTTTGCAGCCTCTTCACTCTTTTTAATAATTTCTTCAATTCCAGCATCTACTGCCGTTAATGCAGTATTAAGTGCTGCAGCTTGTGATTGTGCATTGCCTAGCCTTGTAGCAGTATCAAATGATTTTAATGAACCTGCTGCTGCGCCCTTTGCATCTTGTATAGCGCTAAAATCTTTATTTCCTACAGTAGATATTGCTGCCATATCTGCATTTTTAGACAAAGCAAACATTGCATAAATTTTCTTTGTAGCTTCATCAGCAGACATTCCTGCAGCAATAAATTGCTGTTTAAATCTAACTGCTAGATCTCCAAGTTCTGCTTTCTTCGTAGAATTAATTAATTTAATCTGTTCATCAAATGCACCCTTAACTTCTTCTTTAAGTTTACGATACTCAGTGATAGTCATCTTAATAGGGATGCCTGCTTGTGTCATGCTTTCATACGAAAGCTTATTTGCCTCCATTAAGTCTTTCGATCTTTGAATACTATCTTTAATTTTTTGATTATAGTCTACAAATTTTATTCCTGCTTTTTGAGCTGCTTCTGCTGTAAGACCATATCCTAAAGCATTAAGTTTTTGTTGCTCTTGATACTTTTTAAATACAGTAAATCCTGCTGTTAATGCAGTAGTTATTCCAGTAATTGCTAGTCCGAGAGGGGTAGCGGAAGCAAGAACTCTTCCAAGAACTGGCCCTAACTTTGACATAACTGCACCAGCTTGAGATCCAGCTTTACCCATATTAATTAAATTAGCTGATGTCTGTGCTAATGGTTTTAATGTTGATGTTGCTCCTTGAGGAAGTTTACTTGTTAGACCTCTTGTCATTCCTCCCATTGCACCCATAGGAAGTAAGAATGGAAGTATGTTAGATACATTGCTTATTGCTGCTCCAGTTGTTCCACCGACCTTGTTTCCAAGCATGTTTCCAAGTAGCGGTATTCCCATTGCAGCTAGTAATCCTGCTACTAAGCCTCCGCCACGGTATCCTTTAACTGGACCGCCATTTTCATATCCCATAGGACCAGATGATCCTCCTATATAGCCTCCGCTAGCTTTTCTTGGAGCACCCATAAATTTTCTTGATGCTAACAGGTCTTCAAAAATACTCTTTCTAAATTTCTTTGTTCCACCTGTGACATGAGAAGCTTTTTGTCCAGTAATTGGATCTGTTGTAATTACAGCAGATTTACCAACTTTGCCTGTAGGAGAATCTGGAAGTTGATAGTAATAAGGATCTGTTCCTGCTGCTGCTTTTGCTTGTGCAGTAGGCATTTGTCCAGACGATGGTTTATCTTTAAAGCTATCTGCCCTAAACATAGCAGGCTTTTGAGCTTTTGCTATAGCAGATTCTATTTCTGTTCTTGCGCCTTTTGGTAATTTACCTAAAGAGTCTTTTGTCATTCCCCAAATTGCAGATAAATCATTATCATGATATATCCTATTATTTGGAAGCATTACTGCGTGTCTTAACAATAACTTTTGTAATTCTTTTTTAGCTTTAGGAGAAAGGTTTTTAAAATATTTAGTATTAAATATTTTTGGAGATTGTAATGCACGTAGCAATTCATTTCGTGTTAGACCACGTTTGCCTTGCCTTAAATATTGATTTTCTTTATCTGTTAATGAAAGTGTTTGTTCATCATATACTTGAACTCCATGTTCTGGCATTGATGCAATTAAAGCAGAAGTTCCTTTTGGAAGATGGTCTCCAAATGCTGTTCCTAATTCTGCAGCAGTCATTGGAACCGATTGACTTACATGAGAAGCCTGTCTAGGTCTTGATGCGCTTTGTCCATCTGCAATGCTATTTAATTTATCAAGAAGTGGAACTCCAAGCTTGTCTACTGCAGATTTCTTTAATACATATTCTCCTTCGGTAAGCCATGCTGGGACTGTATCTGTACCACTTGGTCCACCGCCTGCCATATATACTGGACCGCCCGTAGCCATACGTCTAGGTCTTGTTGTTTCAATACTGTATGGAGCACCAAATGTTTTTACCTTAAGGTTTTGTGCAATTCTATTTAGAAGACCTCTTGTTCTACCTGGTCTTGAAAGTTCTTTCATATTACTTTTACCAGTAACTGGATCTACTACTGGCTGATTAAGTAATGGAACATTTGTAAGATTAATACTTCTTCCTTGTGCACCTGCAATATCTGTTGCTGCGGCAGCCATCATTGCTTCTACTTCAGCATTTAAAGCCATTATTTTTGATCTAGCTTGATCAACTGTTATCTTTCCAGCTTGTAGTTCAGCAACAATTGCAGCAGATGCTTGTGCAGCATTTGAAGTTAATTCTGTCATCTTAGGCAAAAGTGCTTGATATGAATCAGAAAGTTCTGATGTTATTAGTCCAGTTCTTTCAACTTCAGTCTTTAATGTTTTAATTTCTGCGTCTGACTGCATTGCTAATGCGGCTGTCATAGAATGCCATTTTGCTGCTTCTTCTGCAACTACACCAGTTGAAACTCCTTTTACAGATGTTATTCCTTCTATTTTTGGAAGATCTTCAGACATATAAATTTGTGGTGTTCCACCAATTTTTTGATTTACTTTAGGGGCTCCTGGAACAACTCCAAATATAGTTTGTCTTATTTTTTCATCCGTAGTCATCTTTGATACTGGATTTAAATGAGACATTGATCTTGTATCAGTTGGACTTAATAGTGGATGATTTGGATTTACTTGTCTTCCTCCGCCAGCTACAATGGTACCGCCCATTGTTGTAAACATTGGAGTTGTTGATATTTGCCCGCTCTTTGCTTTTGCTTCTAATATTGAAAGCTCTGCTATAAGCCCTTCAACAGCAGTTTTTAAAACAGTAGCTGCTTTTGCGTCACTATAAAAAGTTTGTTCAATTAGTGTTCCTGCTTTTTGTGCAGCCATCATTTCTGGAGTAAGCATCTTCCAGCCTTCTCCGCCTTTAAAGAATGCCTTAAATGCTGCTGCTCCCTTAACTATATAGCCAAAGAAGTTTGCAAGAACACCAGTTAACATAATGACTGGACCAATTATTGCTGTAAGTCCCGTTACAAATGTTAAAATTGTTTTAACTGGAGCAGGTAATTTATTTACAAATTTAACTATGCTATCTACAACATTAACAAAAAATGTTTGTACCTTTAAAAATTCTTCGCCAATTCCAGCTAGATCTGCTTTTAATGATTCTACAGCTCTCTTATACTTTCCAGATGCTGACTCTGTAACAAGATTTAATTCTCGTGCTGCTACAGAAGCTAAGTCTTGTGAGCTTGCCTTCATCAAATCTAATACTTGAAGTGTTTGACTTCCTTCTTTTCCTAAGTTTTCAAATAGCGCTTGCATTCTTGCAAATTGAAACTTACCAAATAACTGCTCGATAGCTTGAGATTTTTGTAAAGGATTTAAATTATCTAGAGCGCCTTGAAGCTCTAGTATCATGCCAGTTAGATCTCCAGCATTATCTGTAACTATTCCCTTTAAATCAATTCCTAGTTCTGCAAATTTTTCTGTTGCAACTTTTGTTGGATTAATTAATGATGCAAGCGCTGACTTTAAAGCATTTGCTCCTTCTGTTGCATTAACTCCACCTTCACGCATAGCAGTTAGATATAAAGCTAAGTCCTTTACGCTTCCGCCTAATCCTTGAATAACTGGACCAGCTTTTGGAATAGCTTCAATTAAATCTGCTAAACTTGTTGAAGTTTGGTTTTCAACTGAGTTTAAAAAGTTAATTGATTCTGTTAGTTGTTCAGTATTTTGCTTAAATGCAGTTTGAATTGCTAAAGTTGCTTTCATTGCATCTTGGCGATCAACTTCTCCAAGTACTGCAAGACGACTTGTTTCTTTTACCGAACCTATAAGTTCAGCTCCCTGTTGTCCAGTTGCAGCTATATCAGCTGCTAGCTGAATTGTTTCTTTAAATGATGTTCCATATGCTGCAGAAAGTTCTTTTGCTGTTGCAGAAACATCTTTTCTAATTGCTGCAAGATCTGCTGCAGATGTAGCAGCAACTCCACCATAGACCTTTGTCAATCTTGTTAATTCGGCATCTGCTTCTCTAAATGCTTTTGCTGCAGCTGCACCAAATGCTGCTAATGGTACTGTTAGTCCTACTGTTAACTGACGACCAGCCCACTGAGTATTTTTACCCCAGTTAATTAATTGAACTCCGCCATCTTGAATAACCTTATTCATAATAGCAAGCTCTTGTCTTGCTAAAGCCGTCTTATTTTTTATCGCATCTAATCCTTGTGGAATATGTACGTTATATTGCATAAGCCCTTGAGCATTTTTGCCCAAGGGTTGAACTATTGCATTTTGTAGCGCTACTTGCTGTTTAGCAAGCTCTCTAATTAATCCGCCAGATGTTTTTGTATGCTCTTGAAATGTTCTAAAGTAGTCTCTTAGTTTTAGTTTTCCACCGTCTAAGTTTTTACCAAACTTTTCTACGTCAGAGCTTAGTGTTACAAAGTGTGTTGAGAATTGACCAGTTCTTCTTAAATTTTCTGCAAATGATCTATTCATTACAGCAATCTGATTTGCTAATTTTGCATCAGATTGTATTAACTGGGTTTGTAATTTAGATAGAGAGGCTGTTACCCTATTGACATCTGCAATAAGGTTTGAAAAATCCGCATTGGCAACTATATTAGTTACAATGTTTTCATCAGCCATACGCTATCTACTCCTTAACATATCCTAGTCCCGCCCCTATTCCAAAGCCAGCTTCTTGAGCCAGTGGTCCCTGCAGAGAAAGTATATCGCTATCATCTGCATTTATTCCTAGTGCTCTCTTTCTGACTTCTTCAAAACTAGAACTGTTTTCTTTTTCTTCATCATCTTCTAAGTTTATACCCTTAAGGCTTGCAGTAAATTTTCTTTTTTCTGATTCCTTTTTAGATATTGATTTTAGTGTTTGAATAAGTTCTGGCATTGAGAGATTTGATTCTAGTTCATCGTAATTCCGCCAATGTCCTAGAAGAAACACTTCTCCCTCTAAGGCAGCTAGATCTAGTTCATCCCAGCTAGAACCGCCGCCTGAGTTAAATTTGCGTTATCATCATCCATCTTAATTCCACCACAGACTTCTAGAATTCTGTTGATTGTTGGAATGTCAAGTGCTGCTTCTAGCGCATCTTTATCTTTTACCAGGTTTGGAAGTTGGCCTTCAAGCGCCACTCCGCATGCCTCAATTAACAGATCAAGCGATTGTGATTGTTCTGTAACATCTGCAGTTTTGGTAATGACTGCCATAAACTTTCTTAGTTCTTTAATAGATAACGGCTTCAATTTTGCTATTGAGCCATCTTGTAGAGTAACTTCTTCTACGTTATATACTGTAGTTGCCAATTTATCCTCCTTGGATAGTCTTAATTATTATAGCATAATGATATTACAGACACAATAACAAAGCCCCCTAAAAAGGGGGCTTTATTATCTTAATTTAATTAAGCTGGGGTCCAAGTACGGTCAATAATCTTTCCGTACTCTGATCCTACGTAACCTGCGTCTGGAAGAAGACGGAATGTTACTGGGAAAGATGTTGGTGTATTACGAGCAAGTGAGAATTGTGACTGTTGTACAGACAATACACGACGTGCATAGTAAATACGCTCTGAGTTTGGTGTTACATCTGTTGGAGCTTGTCCAATAGCTACGAGCTGACGCTCTGTTGGAGCAACACCGAGAGATCCTGCTTCAAGTCCAAGAGTCTTTCCTGAATTTGTAAGAGTTGATTGTCCCTGTCCGAAAACTACAAGAACGTTCTCAAGTGTTCCTTCTGCCATTTCTGTTGCGATCATAACTTCCATCGCAGACTTAAATAGCTTTGCTGTATCCAGCAACTGGTCAACAGTTACTGAATCGTATGTTGGGTTATAAGTGATCTGAAGACCATTGTTAGTAAATCCAACGTTACGGTAAGCATTGTTTGCTGTTGACTGTGCAGCATCTAGTGTTGTACGATAAGAAGCTGTAGCAGCAAATGCTGGAACGCCATCTTTTGCAGATGTACCAGTTCTTGCTACTCCTGGCTCTGTATTTTCGACATAACCTGATACAGTAGAGTCAGAATTCGAGATGTAGAGCGGTGAAGCTCCCACAAGAATATTTTTGGCTGAGTTAAATGCCATCTTTGTTTTTCCTCCTGTTTCAAAAAAATATATATATATATTTTGTTGCTGTCAATCTTTGAATCTTTGGCTGGCTAGGCCCTTTCCTCTATATCCAATTATAGGGAATTATGCCCCTTAAGGCAAATTAATCAAATCTGCCTGCTGTGTCAACATTACGGGCATATTTAACTTCTAGTATAACGTCTGAAGAGAAGAACCCAGCTAGTTCTTCAGAGGGGGTGGTCGGAGATATATCAGCTATAAATACGCTATAGAACTTAAATTTTTCAGATAACACTGAATAATCTCTATTTATTTCAGTAGCCGTCTCGTCCATTCTTCTATATACGTCAGTCATCATATTTCGAATTTGAACTATGTCTGAAATATCTGTAGAATATATTGTAAATAAAATTTGTTCGCAACAAATAACCCAGTTTTCTTCATAGGATAACCCTATCTTGTCATAGACTATATGCTTTTTACCATTTAAAAATTGATTCATTTCTGGCAATTGTTGAACTGGTATTATAGGAATTAACTCTTCTCCTAGATTATCGCTATAATAATCTTGTGGATTAAATAGGTCTGCTTCTAGCAATTCCTGCCAAAGATGCGATCTTAAATCATACATTACATCATGTTTATAATCATTAACTGACGGGCTCATTAAATTCCTCCAAATGCTGATGCCACTGCAGAAGTTGCTTGTAAATCTACAGTATTAGGCGAAAATGAGTATCTAACTTTTTTAATATCAACAGGAAGCTTCATTGCTTTTGTTAAAGAAGAATTGAATATTTGCTGGAACCCTGATTTCTTGATAGATAAATTTACAAGATTGCTTGTAAAAAATCTTGCATATGCAATTTGAAATCTATTTGTTGCTTTTCCTCCACCTGGTTTTTTAACAGTAACTGCTGCTCCCTTTGGCATTCTAATAACTCTTTCATCTATTTCAAATACAAGTCTTTCTGCTGCACGTGGACGTATTACAACTGGATCTCCAGCTTCCATAACTGCTGCTTTATTTTTAAAAACGTGACGTGATTTTCCATAGTTTGTAGGCACCATTGATTTTGAATCTTTAAATGAATATCCTAATCTAAAAGATAAACCTATTGATTCTCTAATTTCTAGAGCAAATAATCTAGATGTTTTATTTCCCGTCTTTTTCCATTCATACACATGATGAAGTGTTGATGGATTTATTCTTGCCTGTGCATCTATATATTCTCCAAAATCTTTTTGAATTTGAGAAAATATAACGCTACGAAATTTTTCTTGAAATTGTTTATTTGTTGTAAGTTTAGACATTACTTTAGATTGATAATATACTGCAGCAGAAACTTGTGCTACTGTACTATCTTTTAATACAATGCCAGAAGTACCAGACATGTACTTATGTAGTCCGCTGGCTGCTTGTACCAATACTGCACTAGAGTCCAATTACCTGGTTCTCCGATCTTTTAATTGTAGTGTTATAACCAACAACCACTCCAAACAAATCTGTTATAGGTGTTGTTCCCATAACTTCAAAAACAGTAGGTGTATCGGTTGGAAAGTTTTGTTCTACCCATATTACTGTTCCTTCTGCGTCACGTAAATTAGTTATTTTTTCACGATATCCAATTTTACCTATTGTTCTAATTTGTATGATTTGCTCATTAGTATATTTATTACTTAAAACTTGCTTGTCTCCGCTTCTAGAAGAAGAAGAATTAGATATGACTCCTTTTGCATGACAAGGTATACTTCTATCATATTGCCATTCTTTTTTTAATTGTCCGCTGTCAGGATCTTGATAGTCTATTTGTTTATAGACGTCCATATTCATGCTTAATATAGAATCTATTAAATCATTCATTATATTACTACCATTTGGCTTAGCACGTAATCTGCAAGCAAATTATCAACATATAAATTTCCTGTTGTTTTATGTGCATCTGGCGTATATTCAAAATCCCAGTCAAATGTTGATATTGATTTAATATATTTATTTCTCCAGATTCTATCTTTTGAGAAATAGTCTTTCATGAGTTCTATACATGCTGTTTCTATATCATTTGGAACATGTGTCCAGCCAAATCTTCCTTCAATTTTGTAAGCCTGATCTTTAACAAATGCTCCTTGATATGAATCATTGATAGAAGGTGGCACTAAACCGTTAGCTGAATATACCAAATTATCCAGCGAGCTTGCTCTATTGATTCTAACTCCAAATCCAGATTCTGATATTTGTGTTTGATATATCCAATTATTAGAGTTGCTTATATTATCTAAAACAAGAACGTCGTTTTGATATATTCTATGTATTGTGCTAATTTTTGCTGGCAAAGGAAGAACATCTGATCCAGAACCGTATACGGTAACAGTGTCTAGATATGGATAAAATTTTTGAGTTGTAAAACTTTCAATTGTTTTTCTTGCATATCTTTCTGCTTGAACAATTTGAAAATATGTTTTATAGTTAGGGTCTGAAGGATCTGAGCCTAAACCTAGCTCTTCCCCAGCCTGTGTTATGTCTACATATGGAGTTACAACAATAAGGTCATCTGTTTTTTCTAAGCTTTCTCCGTTTACAGAATACTCCCATTTAATAACCATTCTTCTATCTCTATTTACAAGAGAAATTGGTGGATATACTTCGTAAACTCCAATATCTGTTTCAATTTTTGTAGAAACAAGGGTAGACAAAACTGTTCCTGGATTAATATTGTAAAGAGGATCTAAAGTTACATCATATATCTTAGCTGTAGGTGTAAAATCAGCATCTGCTGGAGCACCTCTCCAATATACTTTATGCTTTATTGGTGCATTGGTCCCTACTAATATCTCCATTTAGTAAAGATTATCCGTAATACTCCTGTACTTCCTTTGGGGTAGCTAAACGGAAACCTTCCTCCTTGTCAAAAATTTCTTGAGCTTGATTTTCATTCATTGCAACAAACGGATGCTCTTTTGTAAATGTAAAACCAAGAATATCATATCTAAAATTTTCTCTAGTCATTCTAACTAGTACTGTATCCTCTGCATTAATTGATTTTGTATCAAGCCTTGGAAGAACTTCTTCTGATGCAAAAGCGTCCTCGTTAGCCTCTTTAACTGTATCAAGTGTCTTTTGATATACTGACCAGGTCACGCCTTCTTCTGCTAATGCGGCAATTATATTTGCCTTGCTTTTAATTCCGTCAGTATCTACTGCAAAGTTCTCTGCAATTTCTCTGAGTTCTGCGACTTTTAATGTCTCAAATGACATGTATTACTCCTTCTACTAGGTATTAACAATTATAGCATTGTTAAATTAAAATGAAAAGCCCCCCAAAAATTTATTTTGAGGGGCCTTTAGCGGATCTAAATCCTATATATTAGGAAGCGACCTTAACGTTCTTGACAACTACCCAGCAGTCTGCCTGCTCGATTTGAACTCCTACACGAGTATACATTGTGTACTCAATAGAGTCCTTACGTGGCCAGAAGAAACGATAAACTGTGACATCACGCTTAATACCAACAACAATGTTGTTAGGGAATGTCAAGTGTACATCTCCATGGCTTCCTGAAGCTCCTGTGTGGGTTCCTGTCTGTGTTTCTGGAAGTAGTGGAACTTCAACAATTGGAATACCAAATGCGAATGGTGCCACAAATCCTGCTGGACCACCTAGACCAGGCTGAGCTCCACGGATAACGCTTGAAGCGATATCTTGTGGGTTAGCTGAACCATCTGAACCCAACTGTGATGTTGAGTATAGATAATCCTGGATCAAGTTTGAACCAGCAAGGAAGCGAAGGTCTGCACGGCGCTGCTTGTACTTACGTGGCATTGCCTTAAGTGCCTTGTTGAATACTTCACGAGAAATAGTTGCTCCTGTTGCATCAACAACACGACCTGTTGCCTTTGACTTCTTTACAACGCCATCGAATGACTTGTAAAGTGCGTCTGATGTTAGAGATGTATCTCCATTTAGAAGAACATCTTCAATGTCATTTCCTGCTTGTGTTGCCATCAAACGTGCAATATGATCTTCGAGATCTGCACCTTCGATGTTGTCCTCAAGGGACTCTGTTGAAAGCTCCCAGTCCATGCGGAGTTTCTTTGTTGTAAGAGAGATCTTTGAGAAGGTTACTGCTGAGTTAGCAGCTGTGTTTTCTCCTTCAGAAGCGAGCTTCATAAGCTTCTCGCCAACTGACATACGATCAATTTCTGCTGTATCTGACTTCAATCTTACTGTACGTGCGACCTTGCCGATTACGGTTGCGTCGAACATATAGTCAAGGAAGCGAGCAGATTGCTCTGGGTTTAGAAGACCGCCGTTGCCTGATTCGGCTGCACGGTGTACTCCACCAGCAGCGGTATCAGAAGCAAATGTGCCAGTTACTGTTGTACCAGCTGCGGCAGCTTTTTCTAATAGTTCATTGCTCATTGTTTTTTACCTACCTTAGTTAAATATTTCGTTCACGGAACCGAGGAAAGAACCGTTCCATTTAGATTTCTTGATTGTTACCTCTTCTGATCGGCCAAGATCGGAAGACTTCTTAATTGCTGTTTCTGCCTCAACGGCATCTACACGCTTTTGTACTCCTGAAAGAGTACTTTTTACTTCATTTACAGCATTTGATAATGCTGTGTGTTGTTCTGCCAACTCTGTAATTCTAGCATCTACGCTCTTGCTGAATGTCTCAACTGTTTCCTTAATTGATGCAACTTGAGCAGCATTTGATTCGGATGCCTTTGTCAAAGTATCCGAGAAAAAGCCTTTTAGTTCGCCCAACATTTTTGCAAAATCAGGTTCTGCATTGACCTCAACTTCTGATACGTCGGCTGCTTTCTCCAGAGTTTCGGCAGGAGCGTCTTCTGCAGGTGCTTCTGCTGCGGCTGGAGCCTCTGCTTCAACTGCAACTGCTTCGGCTGGAGCCTCTGCAACTGGAGTTGTCTCTTCTGCAGCTACGGCAGTCTCTTCGACAACTGCTACTGCTTCTGTATTTTCTGACACTTCATTACCTCCTTCTGCGTTTGCCTGTTTTGCTAATTGTGTATCAGGCAACGTAAATCTTGATTGCTTATATGCATCAAGAATCTTATCTATCTCTTTTGACTTATTAACATCTGAGCTTTCAACCCATCCAATAAGTTCTGCTGGCTTTCCAGATACTGGAGAGTCATAAGTTTTTTCTGTTGAGATAAAAACAGAATCGCTTTCTTCGCAATAAAAAATATTTTCAATTTTTGTTTCTGCAGCAATTCCTTTAAACACAAGTTGACCATTCATCTTTTGAATTGACAAAATGTTGCATAACTCATTTGCTGGAGAATCTACAATTGAAAGTTCAAGCAAAGAATATTCTTTAATAAATCTAGTTGTTTTTCCTGTTGCTTTATTTACTTCATTATCAGATTCTGTAATCTTTCCGCCAATTGAGAATCCAGATAGTGTGCCATCCAAAACTTTTTCCCATGTGTCTTGTGCACCCTTAGATATGTATGCGTCTACATACACTCCATTATAAAATTCTTTTGTTCTTGGATCATAGTATGTTTCTGGTTTAAAAGAAATCATTTTGCCTACAGCATTTGATCCATGCATCTCACGAATATTTCCACGGAAAGATTCAAAAGCTTTAATTGATGCTTCTGCTGTTACGACATCGCCTGTTTGATCCAAATTATCTAGGGTAGCAAATCCAGATACAGTTCTTTTTTCACGGTTGACCTTAGTAAAAGGAACCGAGAGAGAAATGCTGTTTCCATCGCTGGACCACAATGATTTTTCAATATTCATATGCTTAATTATAGGTTTTTATATATCAAAAGGCAAATAGTAGTTGAGTGAGGTTAGTCAACCTGTCTTCCGTCTCCCTTGGTATTTCGGCCTTCCCCAGAAACGTCTGGAGAGTTTGCCTGCCTTTCTTGAGACCTTTGTCTACTATTCATGGCCTGAGATTTAATTTCTGCTGCCTTTGCCTGTAAATCTACAACGTCATCTCCGCCCTCAATTGGAATCATTCCCTTTCTAATTCTAACTTCATTAGGGGTAATTACCTGCATTCTAAGATATCTTTCGTCAATCTTAGACTGGGTATCTTCATCTGTAAGGGTCAATTCATTAAATTTAAGAAGTAAGGCATCTGTTTTTTCTTCAAATATTCTATTAATTTTCTTTTCAAGAATCATTTGTGCTGGACGGCAAACTTGCTCTTTAAACATCTTATCTGCATCACGAGCCACTGCAAGATTAACTCCCTCTGGAGTTCCTATTTTATTAATAGGTACACGATGAGCAAGCAAAATTTCATCTCTATTAGATTTACGATATTTTTCAAACGAGCCCTCTTGACTGCCTGCCTCAATAGGATCCATTTTAAATTCTACTTTAGAATCTGGAGAATCTGCTGGAAGCGGAACATATAGAGATCTGTGGTTCTTGCCTTTTAGGCCTACCTGGAAAAATTCTAATAGTTTTCTTTCAGATTCTGCAGATAGCTTTGCTCCCTTAACAGTAATAATGTATCTTGGAACTGCCTTATTTTCAAAATAATCTATGTTGTATCTGCCAGATAGTTCGTTTCCAGCTAATGCTACCTGTGCAGCAATAATATCTGGAACGCCATAATAATTATTCATAGGGGTATATTTCTTTAAATGAATAATTTCATTTGGTCTTTCTTCTTGACTTCCAATTGGATTTTCTGTTTCTGTGTCTCCAAAGTTACGGAAAAATACTGCCTTACCATATAACAACTGAACAAAGCCATCACGAAGTCTACGCACTCTCATTGTCTTTGCTGGAATATGACCAATATAGCCAATGTTTCCTGCTGTAGTTCTTCCTATTTCAATATAACCATTTCCAGTAGCTTCTAGATCAGTATATGCCTTAATTAAGGTTTGTGTAAATGTATCTTCTTGGTTTGTTGAATCTACCCATAAGTGCATATCTTGTCTTAGCTTATTGAGTTTTCTACGAGCTCTCTCTAATTGTTTATCATCTGTAATTGAATCAAATGCATCATTTGTTTTTTTAGTTTCAATAAAATCATAGCCCAATCCTACAATATTTGCAACCTTTGCATTAATTGCAGCATAGTTATATGTAGAAATTTCATAAACCTTAGAAAGATATTCAAGATTATATGGTGGCTCAATTAGATCAAATAGTGCATATCCTGTAATAGCCTGTGCTAGCTGTATCTGTTGGGTTTTTGTATCTTCGATTCCGTCAAAAGATTTTGCTAGCTCTCTATTTACTTTTCTTCTAAAAGCTGGTCCTAGTCCTCTGACCTTTTTTAAATCTTCTAGCCCTGCAGCAAATGGATCATTACTTACTTGAGTTTCTTTTTTAAAAGAAAACCAATCGGCTGTATTTGATATATCAATAATATTTTCTGAACTATTGTCATCAAGAAATTGCACTGTCATTTTAGACCACCTAGTTTTTTTATTTCGTCTTTATAATTTCCTATATCCAAAGGATCTGGAATTAGTCCCCATTTAAGTCTTTGCTCTTGCTCTGCATACTCTTCATCTGTAACTTTTCTTCTTGCTGAAAGAAATTTAGGCCCGCCCTCATATATGCCATACGTGCGAACTTCTCTAGCCAAAGCATCGATTCTGGATCTATTGCCTTTTTTTGACGTAATTGAAAGATAGTTACCCTCATCATCACCAATCCAACGCCCGTCTGGCATTTCCCATACATATACACCAAGTGGGCTTTCTTCTTCTAAAGTCTTATAGTTAATCTTATTAATATCCATATGTCTTTATTTTACCATTATTATTTACACAAGTCCAGAGTTTTGTCAAACAGAATGACAAAATTCTTAAATACTAGCCGATTGATATTCAGTATTATTGATTAAATAGGCTGTTCCGTCATTGCCTAGGTCAGACTCAGTTAAAGATATAGAGGAATCTGTAATAGACAGCACATATTGGTGGGTATATAGCTGATAGTGATTTGTTGCCTGTTCTAATGTGAGGGCATCTGGATATGTGGCCAGATTGCTGTATACGTTTGATCCCCCTGATACTGATCCTGTTTGATTATAGTTAAATCTAATATTACTTGTAGCGGCTGAAGATAAAACTAATACTATGTGATGCGGCATACCCCTTGTCAAAAATTCAGACACATTTGTAGCAGAAGAATGATTAACTCCATTTACATATACTCCAGAAATATCAGATTTGTTTATTACCCCTGCTGCACTCCATTCAAATATTTTACTATTGCTTGAAAATAATACATTTTGTAATGATCCTGAAATTGATGGAGTAAACACCATTTCAATAGATCTTATAGAGTTATTTGAATCAAGATTAAATCCTCCGCCATTAAACATCCTAAGTCCATTGTAGTCGTTATAAGAAATAATAGGATGGTTATATCTAGATAGTCCGTAATCGCTAGACGAGTAGATTCTATCTGATGAATTGTCTGCATAAAAATCATTATTAGAAAATAAATCAAGAGATAAAGACTTTAATACTGGTAAATCTTTAGACGTATCTGAAGAAGACATTGTTACACGTAAGTAAACAAGACCATTTGTGATACCATCATTTTTATTAAAGAATGGTATAGGACTATTATTTTTACAATTCTGCCAAGATGTTCCGTCTTGACTTACCTGTACTATTATATTTTCTACATCATCTTCCCAAGATACTTGAGATGTTACTACGCCTAAAGAACTTGGAATAATTATTGTTTCTGTAAAAGAAAATGTTTTTGTTCCTGAAGTATTAGTTTTAGCAAATGTAATATATGATTGATCAGTTGACATAACTGCATTTTCATTAATAACTTCAGACCATAACTTTGTTCCTGGATAATAATATCTGGCTACTGGTCTCATTTTAGAATGATTTAAGCTAAATAATGAGCCACCGTCTGGATAAACAATTTGAGAATAATCTAATTCTTTAATTCCCTCTATATAATGTTTTGCTATTTTTGAATCACTTAATATGTATCTATAAAAAGAAACAGAGTCTACTACAAAATAATTATTTGCTAGTGACGGTCCTGTAATCCATTCTGTTGTTGTATTTGTAAATATAAATTTATCTAGCGATAGTGATTGAACTTTGTTGCCATTTATATATAAAAATAAACCATTTTTTGTATATGTGCATACAATATGAATTGCTTTGTTGTTTGAATATTTATATCTTAATTCATTTGAATATACTTTAAAAACAATATCTCCATTTTGATAAAACAATCCTATATCTTTAAATGGATCTCCAAGTACTGTTACCTCTGAAGAGCTGTTGTTAGGCAGCTTTACCCATATTTCTAATGAAAAAGAATTATCTGAGTAATATTTATTTGCTAATCCTGGCACTTCGTATGATATTGTAGTCTCATCAGAAATTAATGTTCCATAAATTCCACCCGCAACTAATGGCATTATTTTAGAACCAGATATTCCAGAAACTGTTCCATTATTTAAATTACCTGAATAATCTAGGACTGCTTGACCAGATATTTGTTCATATGAAGTAAATGCGTCTCTTACTGCCTGATATGTTGGATACGTTGAAAGTATTTGATTATAATAATCAAATGTTCCAGATTTTACTTCATCTAAAGTATAATACGATATAGGAGAATCAGCCAGTACGGTTCTAAAGTATGACATAGTATTCTCCTAAAGTATTATTAAATAAGTGCTGCTATTTGTGCTTCTTTTTCTGCAATAGATGCTGTTAAAGTAGCAACAGTTTCTGCAGTTGGAGTTGGCTTTGCATTTTCTGCAATTAGCTGAACTTCAAGTGCATACATTTGATACTCAAGATTTCTAATTTCTGCTTGAGCAATTGCTGTTTTTTCATCTTCTGTCAGTCTTGTATATGTTGGCATTTTTTCTCCTTATTGTAATTCAGCCAGTAGTTGGCTGTAAGTATCTCTTTCTGATATTAAATTATCGTAGACTTGTTGATTAGACATTTTGCCTTCAATATTACCTGTCCACGATAAATCTATTAAAGAAATAGTCTCGTCTATTCCCTCTATCATTCTAGTTAATATTATAATCTTTTCTTCTAATGTTATCATATTTATGCCCATGCCGTAGATTGTGCTGTTGATGTGCCGCCACTATTTGTTGCCGTTACCGAAACCCATCTAGCCCATGTATATGTAGAGCTATTTCTAGTAACGGTTACGCTACTTGCTGATGCCCCCCAGGTTCCATTTCCTGTATTTGAAGCTAATACTGTTCCTCCATTTGAGTTTGCAAATTGTATTCCCCAATCATAACTGGTTGGCCTTGATCCTCCAGTCCAAGTTATTGTGAGAGTCCATGTAGAAACTCCGCCTGGCGAACTAAAAGCATTTGAAGCTGTAATTGTTGGTTTTGTTACTGTAGGGGCCGAGTCTGTAGTTGATGAGGTAACAGATGACCATGTTGACTTTAATCCTGTAGATCCTACTGCTCTAACCCAATAGTACCTTGTTGTTCCAGCTGACAGTCCGCTATTTGTATATGATGTGCTTGTAGTTGAAAAGTCTGCAGCAACAGAATCAGATGGAGTTGAATTGCTACCTAGCCAATATATTTCATAAGAAGCTGCTCCAGATACAGCATTCCAGGAAATTACTATTGCAGTTTGTCCGCTTGCATAAGATGTAACGCCTGTAGGAGTTCCTGGAGCAACAATTGGTTGTTGAAGTGGACCACCTTCTGTTCCAGCTGCATAAGCAGATGTTCCTCCTGCATTTGTAGCAGAAGCATATGGTCTATAGTAATATCTTCCTGTTCCATCATAGTCCGAAGATGGAATTAAATATGTAGACGATGTAACATTTCCTGGAGCAGCAACTAGTGTTTCGCTCATTACAACACCTGGGGTTCCTCTATAAAGTCTTAAATCATAACTAGTAGGACTATTGCTCCATGAACCGACTCCGTATGTTAGTGTAGTTGAGTTTGCAGTATATGATCCTGTTGGAGAAAGTGTTGGTGCAGAAGTATTTACTGGAATTGGATTTGAAAGAGTTGCATTACCACTATTACCATATCCTGAGTATTTAGTTGATGCTCCAACTGCTGTTCCATATTGAACTCCATATCCTTGATAGTTAGTACTTCTTGGATAAACTGTAAATGTTCTTGTACTTGTATCTGGAGGACTATAAGTATAAGAGCTTAATGTAGTATTAGTAAAATAACTTCCATTTATATAAATATCATATGAAGATGCGCCAGGCGCCGAACCCCAAGATAGACCTATTGTATATGAAGTATTTACTGATCTAACATCTAAACTAATTGTGCCTGCTGTTCCTGTTCCAGAAACTGTTCTGGATGAATAATTAAATGAAGGTGTTCCAGCTGTTCCATTCATTACGCCTTCGTATGTTGTAGCATTTGCTGCTGCATTCCAAGAACCAGAATATGTTAGATCGCTTGTACTTAAAGCATTTACTGAAGGAGTACTTGGAGTAGCAGTAGTATCAGAAACTGTTAAAGAATTAACTATTGGTAACATAATTATTCCAGAACTTACATTTACAGTAGTAGACCCTCTAAGATTAGTTGCTGTTACTTTACATCCTATAATAGTTTCAACATCTGCAGCAGTTGTTTGATATGTATTTAAAGTCTGCCCTGATATATCTGATCCATTTCTTGTCCATTGATATGAATAAGAAGTTGGAATATAAGGATCTGATGAATCCCATGATCCAGTAGTTACTACATACTGACATCCAATTCTTCCGCTTGGATAAGATGGTGTGTTGACAGATAATGTTGGAGAAGATGTATTAGATGGAAATTCTGGATAGTTTATTACCCAATTTGAACCATTAAATATCCATGCCTGTTTTGCTTTATACCAGTTTGCGTCTGTATGGAATATCCTAAACGATTTTGCATTTAGCCAAGTTGAACCATCGAATATTTTTATTGTCACGATAGCTCCTAGTAATAGACGTATAAATCGCCAGCTGCTGTACCCGTTGGTGGTGTTCCAGTTTGATTATAAAATATTTTATTTGTGTTAGCAGTATTTGTGCCATTTGAATAAGCTGTTGCTACTCCTGCCGCACCTGTAGCGCCTGTAGCTCCTGTTGGGCCTGTTGCACCTGTAGCACCAACACCAGTTGGTCCAGTTGCTCCTGTTGGACCAGTAGGGCCTGCTACTGTGCTTGCTGCGCCTGTAGGGCCAGTTGCCCCAGTAGGGCCTGTTGGACCTGCTACTGTGCTATTAGCACCTGTTGCGCCAGTTGCTCCAGTAGGGCCTGTAGGACCTGCTACTGTGCTTGCTGCGCCTGTAGGGCCAGTTGCCCCAGTAGCACCAGTTGCTCCTGTCGGTCCTGTTGGGCCTGCTACCGTGCTATTAGCACCAGTTGCTCCAGTCGGTCCTGTTGGGCCTGCTGAGCCTGTTGCACCTGTAGCACCTGTTGGACCAGTAGGGCCTGCTACTGTGCTATTAGCACCTGTTGCGCCTGTAGCACCTGTAGGGCCTGTTGGACCTGCTACTGTGCTATCAGCGCCTGTAGCGCCTGTAGGGCCAGTTGCTCCTGTGGGACCTGCTACACCTGCTGGACCTGTTGGACCTGTAGGTCCTGCTACTGTGCTATTAGCACCTGTTGCACCTGTAGCACCTGTAGGGCCTGTTGGGCCTGTAGTGCCTATTGGTCCTTGAATATTTCCTACGTTATCCCATTCAGAGTTAATGCTATCCCAAACATACAAATCTCCTTGAATTAGATATGCATCACCTGGAGATGCTGTTGGATGTGCTGATTGTAATGCTGCTAAAGAATTATAAGAACCAAGAATTGTTACTCCAGTTCCTTGTGCTCCTGTTGCACCAGTTGGTCCAACTAATCCTTGAGGACCTGTAGATCCATTTGCTCCTGCAGCACCTGTTGGGCCTGTTGGGCCTGTTGAGCCAGTTGGGCCTGCTGTACCATTAGATCCTGTTGCGCCTGTAGGGCCAGTAGGTCCAGTTGCGCCTGTAGCGCCTGTAGCGCCTGTTGCGCCTACGCCTGTAGCGCCTGTAGAGCCTGTAGGGCCTGTAGGGCCTGTAGCGCCTGCTACGCCTGCGCCTGTAGCGCCTGTGGCGCCAGTAGGGCCAGTGGGTCCTGTTGGGCCTGGATGAGCAGTTAGGTAATCGTCTATATCTTGAGCCAAATATCCTAAATCTCTAGGTATGTCAGGAGACATATCCAGAGATGGATATCTAAAATTCTTAGGCGTCAAGTTGCTAGGCATTTTTAAATTATACCACTTTCACGGTTCTGAGCACTATGATAGAACCCTAAATTATCGTGCAATCTTTGATCATCGCTATTAAAAGATATTGCTATTTCTCCATGCCTTGAAGCATCCTCAAATAGGCCTAAATTATAGCTTGCTAAAGCTAGCAAATCATGTGGCTTCCAACCCCAAGCATCAGCTTCACAAAAATAATCAAGATATTTATCCTTGATGTTTAAAGCTAACTCTGAATATTCTTTTACTTTATTCCAATCTTGCATGTTATAAAAATGTTGTGCAAGATCAACATAAGGTTCTCTTCTTTGTGGACATTCTGCAATTGCTTGTCTTAACCAAAATTCTTCGTTCATTGGTTCACATTTTGCAATGTATCTCATAGACTCACATCTTTCTGGCTTCCATTGTGATAATGGCAAAGATAAATGTCTTTTAAATTCTTCTGCTGCTTCTTTATATCTAGCATGAAAAAATAATTCTCTTGCATAATAATGTGCACATCTGTCGCTTGCAGGATCTTCTTTTGCTGCCATTTCTAAAAGCGGAAGATATTGTCCTCTTGATTTATTATTATCTGGCAAATGATATATTTTTACATTTATCTTTTGTCTTATTTCATCTATTCCATAATAACTTACAGATTCATGAATAGGAAATTTCCACCTATGACCGTGGCGAGCATGCATTCTTAATGCATCAAACTCTACACCTGGTTGTCCAGCCTCTGTTATGTGAGTTACTAAAGTATGTATTGGTCTAGTAACATTAGATCCTTCTAAAGATTCTAATTCTTTTCTCCAGCCTTCAGATAAAACTTCATCCATATCTAAAGATATGCAGTAGTCTATATCTGATGGAAGTAAAGACAAAGCCGCATTTCTAGCGTCATCAAATCGCCAAGGGGATATAGATATTTGGAATACATTGATTCCTAATGACTTTGCTATTTCTGCGGTTTTATCTGTTGATCCTGTATCTGCAATTAAAAGATAATCTGCATCTTTAGCAGACTGATACCATCTTTCAACAAACTGCTCTTCATTTAAAGCAATTGTATATACTGCTATTTTCATTTATTTCCTTGATGAGGTAATAAACATTAACCAATTATGGTAAATGTGCCCTTCATTGATGAATGGAATTGACATATATAATACAAAGTATTTGGAGCATCAGCAGGAACAATCCATTTAATTCCTCCGACATCGTCTCCATTATTAGTTACTCCAGAATTATATTGATCACCTGTTCCAATTGTTTGTGCTGTTTTAATCCAGAATGGATGCCCTGCAGCATTTACTGTAAAGAAATATGCTTGTCCACGAACCAAGGTTAGTGTTGGATTGTCTAATCCATTTATTGTATAAGCTCCAGAACCAGTATTTACTACTTGATAATTTTGAATAATTGCTATTCCATCCGCCCCAGTTGGTCCTGTTGGACCTGTAGGACCACCTGATGGACCTGTTGGACCTGTAGGACCTGTTGCTCCTGTTATACCTGCTCCAGTAGCCCCTGTTGCGCCTGCTGCACCTGTTGGTCCTGTTGCGCCTGCTGGGCCTGTAGGACCTTGAATGCTTGATCCATTTGCACCAGTTGGTCCTGTTGCGCCAGTTGGACCTGTTGCGCCAGTTACGCCTGCTGCACCAGTTGGTCCTGTTGCGCCTGCTGGGCCTTGAATACTTCCTACATTTGTCCAGGCTGAACCTGTCCAAACATATAGGTTGCCTTGAATTAAATATCCATCTCCAAGCTGACCAGTTGGTTTTGCAGTTTGTAATTCTGCTAAAGTATTATATGTTCCTAATATTTTAACGCTTGTTCCATCTGCACCAGCAACTCCTGTTGCTCCCGTAGGGCCTGTTGCACCTGTTGGTCCTGTTGGGCCAGCAACGGTTGATGCTGCACCTGTAGCACCAGTTGCACCAGCAGCTCCTGTTGGGCCTTGCTTAAGAGTAAAATTAAGAACTAAATCTGTTGTTGTTCCACTATTTTGAATTGCAGAAGTACCTGTTGGTCCAGTATCTGTGACTGTTCCTATTGTTATTGTTGTTGGTCCTGCTGGACCAGTAGCTCCTGTTGGACCTTGTTTAAGAGTAAAGTTTAATATAGCAGCATCAGTAGTTCCACTATTTGTAACTGTTGCGTTTCCAGTTGGACCTGTGGATGTTACTGTTCCAACATTAACTGTTGCTACTACTCCAGTAGGTCCTGTAGGTCCTGTTGGACCTTGTTGCAAAGTAAAATTAAGTAATGCATTTTGAGATGTTCCAGCATTTGTAACTGATGGCGTTCCAGTAGGACCAGTTGCTGTTGTTGTTCCGACTGAAATTGTAGCAGGACCTGTGGCTCCAGTTGGACCTTGAAATTGTCCAGCATCTACCCATACTGTTCCGTCCCATACATACAAATGCAAATCTGTTAATACAATCCACGAATCACCATTTGTATTTCCTGTTGAAGGAAGTGCAGCAACATTTGCTTTTGTTCCTTTAATATTAATTGATCTTCCAGCCGCTCCTGTTGGGCCTGTTGCTCCAGTAACGCCTGTAGCTCCTGTTGGGCCAACTGCTCCAGTAGGGCCTGTAAATCTTCCGCCATTAACCCATGCTGTTCCACTCCATATATATAATTCGCTTGTATCTTGAACTAAATATGTAGCCCCTAAAGGACCTGATACTGGAAGTGCTGCTAAATTAGCAACTGTTCCTTGTAAAGTAAGTGATTGTCCAGTAGCGCCTGTTGCTCCAGTTGGGCCTGTTGCACCTGCAACGCCATTTGCTCCTGCAGCACCTGTAGGCCCAGTTGCGCCTGATGAGCCTGAAGTTCCTGGATTACCAATTACAGCAAAAACCCAATCTGCTAAAGTTCCAGATCCATTTTTAGTATCTACGCTTACTGATATGCTTACATTTTTAACAACTTGTGTAATTATACCTTCTACATAAGTTGTAACATTAAGAGGATTAATTACACGAACTCTTTGTCCTGCTGTATATGCTCCGCTATTGTTTACATAAAATACTTTTAGACCAGTGCTCACTTGAATAGATGTTGTTGATGTTACATCTGAGTATCCTGCTCCCGTTGCGCCCGTGGTTCCTCCGCCACCAGTTCCAGCTGAAAGGGTACCAGACATGTCTATTCCAGATATTGTAAGAGAAAAACAATTTGGAGTGGTTGTCACTGCTGCAATTGATTCTCCTGCAGCCAATATCAATGAATGCTCTAGTCTTAAAGTTGTATTATTTGGAACATTTACATTTCCATAAAGAGTATATGGATCAAGACTTGATCTGTTTACATTATAAAGGTTTATTACCTGATCACCATTTTCACCAAGCAAGAATATGCTAAATGGTAATGTTGAACCACTAAAATTTGTTACAGTAAACTCTTTAATAATAATTGGAGATACTGCAGTGTATATTTTTGCTGGTGATGAAGGTATTAATGATGGTCCAGCAAATCTAATTGGAGCATATGACATTAGCTAAACCTCCCTTAGACTATAGACCACTTAGATATTAGATCCTTTTCAACAGTTTCATATTCAGAAAACTGTAAGGCTCTATCATAAATCAGAAATTCTCCAATTTTAAAGTTGCCATAGCTAGAAACATATCTTCCTATTGCTTGTCCAGTCATTGAAGCAACTGAACCTGCAGATACTGCACGAGAAACTTCTACTCTATTTCTTCTTACTGTTCTTTGGTTGTTTGTAAGATCATAAACCATGGTATAAATTTCTGTTGTTCCAGATGCAGCAGCGGTTACTATAGAACCTTGATCATCATTATAAAATCCAAATCGATGTGTATTTGCAGTTAAATTTCCTGCAAATAAATTTGTTCTTGTTCCAGTATTTGTTCCGCCAAATATCCAAGTATTGTTATTGGCTGGTTTAGATGCAACATAAATAATTGTAAATGATTTTCCTGCAATATATGCAAGTGTTTGATCAGAAAATGTCATAAAATCATCTGAACCATCAAACTGAAGTGCTCCTAGTCCTCCGAGACCAGTTGCAAGAAATAATGGCTTATTTGCTTGTGTTGCTTGAACCATATGTCTAGATGCACCTGATTTATCGCTCCATTGTGAAACAAAATTGCTTCCATCTCTAATGCATGTAGCTGGTAGTGAAGCATCTAAATGTAGACGAAGACCTACTGTGGTAAATCTTGCTCTACGAAAATTTGAACGCTGATTAGGTAGCAATTAATTATCTCCTGTTCCACCGTAAACTACTGGTTTTTCAGGCCATGTTACTTCTGAAATACTTGAATAAGACTTAAGTAGCTCTAGTTTATCTCTATAGTTTTTCCAAGCTTGTTTATGTGCTGAAGAAAGATCTTCTTTTGTATCAAGACCTTCTGTTGAAATTAATTCAAATTCAATATGTGCAAGAAGTTCATCTTTTTTATCATCTACAGATAAAATTTCTTTCTTAACAACATATACTTTTCCGCTTTTAATATAAGGCTCACAAAAAACAAGTCTTTCATTTGCTGAATTAAATTCAATATGATCTACTACTTCTTTAACATTATTTTCTATAAGAAAATCTTTGTAATCGCCATTAGCTGGAAAAGAAGTAGCAGGGAATAGGATTGCCAGTTCTCCAACACTAACTACTTGATTATTTTCAACTATTGCGTACATGATTCTCCTTTAAACTATTTATTAAACGTATAGATCGGCGAATGCATATCCACCATAAATTGTTGTTCCACCGTCTCTTGTGTAGAAGTTTAGAAGTGTTGTATTTGTTGATAGAAGTGGTGCAACGTTTGCTGCTCCGCCACCATCCCACTTAACTCCTCCAGGCCAAGTGACTGTATATGAGCCACCATTTTTAATTTCTACTTGCCAAAATGCTGCTTTTGCTGTTGATGGGAAATTTGAAAATACAACTGTTAAGTTTCCATTAGCATTGATTCTGAAAACTCCTGCTGTAGCAAGATTGCATGTAGCTGTTCCTCCAGCGTTGATAGTTCCTCTATCTGAATATTCAACTGGTATGTTGAAATATGTATATCCTTGACCATTGATTGGTGCTTGAAGATATGTATATGTCCACAAAGCTGGCGTTACTGCAGCTGGTGTCATTGATACTGGCATTTTATTCTCCTTGTTTAGCTTGACTTGATGTAATATGTAATTATGCAGATACCACTTCCGCCGTTGTTTCCGCCTCCGCCGCCTCCGCCTGAGCCTGTATTAGGTGTTGCGTCTGCTCTAGGTGTTCCTACGTAGTCTCCGTGACCTGTTCCTCCACCGTTAGATCCTCCGCCGCCTGAAGCTCTTCCAGATCCTCCGCCTCCGCCTGCAAGACCAAATTCTCCAGCGCCGCCTTTACCGCCCATTGGGTGTCTTCCAGAGTCATTTGAGTTTGCCCAACCTGGGCCACCACCTGAAGAACCTTCAGAAGCATATCTACTTCCACCAAAATATCCAGAGTATCCTCCAGAGTTTGGCATAACTAGTCCGTATTCTCCAGCTCCGTTAGCTCCACCGCCGCCTCCGCCAGCGCCCCAAGAATTAACCCAGGCACCTTGTCCTCCGCCACCTGAGCCTCTTCCTGTAATGTTCTGTGCTCCAGGGCCGCAGTCTCCTGACTGCCCATCGCCTTGTGTAGAACCTCCACCATATGCAACCATATAAAATGGCTGACCGCTAGTTCCGAATGTTGAGTTACCACCTTGATTGTTGCATGATCCGCCATTTGCAATTCCTATTGAAATAGAAGAGTTTACTGGAACTGAAGATATGTCAAGTTTTCTTCTTAGAAGCTGTCCTGCTCCTCCACCACCGTGATTTGTTGATCCATTAGAGCATCCGCCGCCTCCGCCGCCTCCAACTAGTAGAACATCAATGTATGGAGCACTATTAACTGGTCTTGTCCAAACTCCGCTACTTAGAATTGATACTTGATATGAGTTATAAAATCCTGAAAGGTTTGCAGCAATCAAAGGAACCGCAACAGATGTTGACAATGTTGTTGTTGCGCTTTGTATTTCTGTATCTAGTCCTGGGACATAAATTTGATTAATCGTTCCATATGTTGGCATTATTGTACCTCTATCTCAATATAATCATCTAATCCTCTATGCTCTGGCAATGGTCTTAGATGTTCTGGTGCTGTAAACTTATTACCTTCTAACTTCCACATTATACCTGGTTGTGGATTGTATTCTGTAATATCAATTCTTTCAAGTTGAGACCAGTCTGGATGCTCTGCAATAAAATCTTCATCAGCAACAATAACATTACCTATTACATTGTCTGGTGTTAGGAGTGCCCATGTTCTTGACATTACTCATTACCTCCTGCTAGTTCATCTGCAACTGGCTCAAGAATTTCAACTAGATGTTCTGGAATAACTGGTGGAATTGAAGGTGGAGTATAGTGTGTCCACTCTTCTGTATCTTTATTATATGTTGATTGAGGTCCTGGCTTTGTTTCCCAGTCTGTGTAATCAAACCAAACTTTATCTTTGTAGTCAGGCATATCATTAATAACATCTAAACTTCTTACATTTAGAACATTATAGACGGTGCCGTCTTCATTTAAAAATACTACGTCTCTAAACATAATTACGCTTTAACGTACCATTCAATTATGGCTACGCCGCTACCTCCTCTGTTTCCTCCGCCGCCTGAGTGGTTATTTCCTCCACCACCAGCGCCTGTTCCATTTCTACCTTCTCCGCCCCAATTATCGACTGTCTGAGATCCTCCAGCGCCACCGCCTGCTGATCCTCCGCCACCAGCGCCGCCTCCGCCACCGCCTCCGCCTGCAAGACCGTACATTCCAATTCCACCACGTCCGCCACATCCAATCCAAGATGTCCAGCTATGGTTACTTCCATGTCCTCCACCTGATGCACCTGGACCCCAACCAAATCCTCCTGGGTATCCTGCAGCACCACGACCATTTTGCAATGTTGTATTAATAGCATTTTGTCCAGCGTCGCCAGCTCCGCCACCGCCACCGCCTGCTCCATACTGATAGTCTCCGCCTGCGCCTCCGCCACCGCCTGAGCCTCCACCAGTCATATTTCCCATTCCTTGACCCATTGATCCGCTGTTTCCGCTATTACCAGTTCCGTATGGATATCCTCCACCGCCACCGCCGTATGCAATACAATAATAAGCATTTCCATTTACACCAAATGTTGAGTTTCCTCCATTGTTACCATTTGAGTTTCCAGTTACTGCTGGTCCGCCATTACCAATTGTTACTGGAATTGTTCCGCCAACTGGAACTGCAGAAATGTCTAACCATCTTTCAATTAATTGTCCTGCTCCGCCGCCACCTGAACCATTGTGTGACCATGAATAACCGCATCCACCTGAACCGCCACCGCCAATAAGTATTAGTTTAATGGCTGGTCCTGAGTTTGCTGGTCTTGTCCAGTTTCCTGAGCTATATATTCTTGTTTCTCTAGGAAGATACATTGAACTAACACCACCAGCAGCGATTGCTTCTGCTGTGATTCCAGCATTCAAACCAGCTGTAATTGCAGCATTAATAGTTGTCGACAACCCTGGTAGATATGTTGACTGTGTCGACGTGTTGACTGATACGTTAGTCATTTAATTACTCCTTAAATCAAGATGTTGTTATTTTTACGCCAGAGATAAACATTGAAACTGCTGAGTTATTTGATGCAGTTACTAGAATGCTTTCTGCTGTATTGAGAACTTGCTTAATGTCTAGTGTTAAAAATGTTTGTGGAGGTAGGCTTAGCTGATATGCCAAGAATACTCCTGCCATTTTAACATTGAATGTCTGTGCGACAAGTGTAAGATTTTGCACTGTAATTGATGTAATTACATCTGTCTCTGCTGCTGGAACTGTCCAAACACCTGTTTCGGCATTTGTCAAAATTCCTGCATAAAAACGTGCTGGCAAACTGACTGTTGTTGGCATTTTATATTACTCCCATGTTCTGATAAATTGTAAAGTTATTTAATTCATTTGCAACAGCTGCTACTTGTGTTGCTCCTGCTGCTGCTACCGCAGCTACTTGTGTACTTCCTGCTGATGTAACTGTTGTGACTGCGCCAGTTACTGCAGTTGAGATATCGTTGAGTTTTGTATTTGTAGCTGCCAAAACATCGTTGACTCCCAAAAGATTTCCCATTGATTCAATTGCTTTTGCTAAATAAACCAATTCTTGTGCGCCAAGGGTGGATCCGCTAAGGGCTGAGACCTTAGTCTTAAAAAGATCTACCTGTGCTGTTAAACTTGCATAATCTGGCATTATTTCATCACCTCTGTATTAGTATAGCATAACAACATTATAATGTAGGCTCTACTGGGTAGACTATATTATGATTTGTTACTGTTTCTGGAAGGTCTCTAAGAGCTTGTCTATAAACCCTCCATTCTTCTCTTTTTTCCTCAGACATAGGAGCAGTTTCGGTCCAGTCTGATAATTTTAATAGGCTGTCTCTTCTAGCTCTGGCAACATTTAAAGCCCCTGTATATTCAATTGCCGCTTCCCACTCTGCATATTCTTCTTCAGTCATAGCACGTGGATTTCCATTATTATAAATTAGATGCTTTGTATCTGGAAATAGAGAATCTACCTCATACCATACTGAGCCATCTTCTGTATTACGAGTTGGCTTTTCTAGTGCTTGAGAGGTTTCAACCTGAATTCCTTCTCCATTAAATCTAGCGTATAGCTTTATTCCGTCATCCATTATCTATCTCCATATAGTGTTGCTGCATGATTCCAAATCTTATAAGAATCAATTGTTGATGTATAGTTAGCATTATTTACTTCTGCATAAGTTAATGCTGCTTGAGTTAGTCTCAAATCTGGCTGAACAAAGTTATTTGACCCAGTAAATGTTCCTTGTAGGTTATAGAATGCATTATTTTCATTCCAGTGATACTGGTTTCCTGTATCAGTCCAGTAGTAAAATGTATTACATAGAAGGACTACGCAAGATTCTCCAGCATTTAAAGTAAAGCTTCCTGAAATACCAGCATTTGTTGGGCTACCGCCTGTATATGTAGCAAGGTTTGTCCATGACATGCCGTTAGCTGCTGAATATTTTGTTCCTGTTGTGTATGTTGGTCTTCCAACTTGAAGACCTGCACCATCGTATCCGCTGCACCAATATGTTGATATTAGTCCCCATACTGAAACTGTTTGTTGAGTTGTTCCAAAGTTTCTAAGGAACATCACACGAGAACCGAAAGGTCCATAGCAGGTAGTTCTTGGGTGCGTATGCATACGTGAATTTGATGTCCCGCACATATTATTTGTTGCAAAATCTAAACGCTTATAAGCGGCAGACCAGAATGACTTTCTGTTTTCATTCATATTTCTATATCCACCTAAAGCATACCAAAATGCTCTTTCAGCATCCCATGGCTGTGTTCCAGTTAAATATGTGTAGAAGTTTGTCCAGTCATCTGAGTTATCCCATGAATAGTTATTCATGAAAGCATTTCCACGATGATTTACAGAATAAATAGAAGGAATAGTATATGGTCTTCTTGATCCATCTGTTACCTCTTTAAATACATCTAGAGCTGGAGTTATTCCAAGTGAGGCTGCTGTTATCCCCAAAGAGCTTGAAGAAATTCCATTTGTTTGTAAATATAAAGAATCATAATTTGCCATTATAGTAGTACCCATCCTCTTGTAGCGTTAACATAAACTAAAGTAATTGAAGCTCCAGGTACGTTAACGATTAGATCTTCTTGTAGCCCTTGTATTCTTTCACTATTTCTTGCTATTGTAAATCCTGGTGTTGTTGTATTTACTGTTCCTCCTGTTGCTTCAACAAATTGAACTGTCATTCCTGCTGAAGGTCCTAAAGGTAGCGTTACTGTAATGCCTTGTGTTGTAATAAATCTTCTGTGACCATTTGCTGCAGTATATGAAGTATTTTGAAGTGCCCAGGCTGCTGGAACATTTGCAATTGATGTTTGAAGAGCAGATACTGTTGACTGAAGTGTTGTATATTGTGTTGAATTTGTAGAAACAAATCCTTCAATGTTTGTTACTTTACCTTCAAGTGTGGTGATCTTTCCTTCTGCAGTTGTTAATCTTGATCCATTAGTTCCACTATTAAATGCTGTAATTGCAGCATCTTTATTGGTATTAATAGTTGCTACTCCATCAACTACCGCATTATTTATATCTGCAACTCCTAGTGTATTTGCTATTGAATTTAAAGCCGCTCCAACTAGTTGCAAATCGTTTGGGCTTAATGTGCCACTCGTCATAAGAGCTGATGCGGCAGTTTTAAACTGTGTGATCTGCGATGATAATGATGAGTAATCTGGCATTTTTTAGGCCTGCGCTTCTGTCCATGATAGCGTTGCTGAAATATTAGCCGCCGATGAACCTAGATTTGTTGCAACAATTGTTAGAATATCTGGAGCATTTGGGAATCCTGGACAAGCAGTGCTTCCATCTCCATTTAGAATTGAGTTTCCAAGATCTCTAACTTTTGTAAGGTCTACACGAGTTACTGAGTAGTTTGTACCACCAGCGTTATCTGTGTAGAATGCGAACACACGGTCTCCTCCAGATACGGTATTTGTAGGAGATAGAACTGGAGATCCTGGTACACCTGTTCCATCGTGATAAATAATTTGTGCAAGTGAACCTGAACCCACACGGCTACCTGCCCATGCTGAAGGAATACTTACACCGTTTAGCGACTGTGCATTAAGAATTCCTTCAATAAGGAACTGACCCTGTGAAAGAATGTTAATATTAAACAGTTTTAGCTGCATCGTATTCATAAGTTCACGAAGACCAAAGTTACGTCCAGTACCATTATCTACAGATGGCGCTACTCTAAGTGAAATTAGAGGACGTGCCTGCTGTGTAGCTCCGAATGTCTGAACAACACCTCCGTTTGGAGTTACGCTTGAAGATGCTTCATCTGCTTGAGCTAAGGCGTAAGAAATTGTATTTGATGTAACGTTTGCTATTAAAAATGTTCCATTGAAATAACTTGAAGTTGTTGCTGTTGCACCAGCTCCTACTGCTGTAAATGGAATATTTGTTGATGTTCTAGAGAACTGTATTGTTGTAGAAGTTGTTCCAGTAATGGTCCATGTACCATTAAATACTGAGTCTACTCCAGTAATTACAACTGTTTGTCCAGTTCTATGTTTATGTGCTTGAGATGTAGTAATGCTTGCAATATTTGAAGTTAATTGCTTATATGTAATTACTGATATATCATCTACACCAGAAATTGTTGCATTATAACCTGCAAGTAATGAGTGTGGTGCTGATGTTGTAAGTGTTGCTACACCTGAACTTCTAACTCTTGATACGATTGTTGCTGAAACCGATCCAGAACCACCGACCTGTAGATATCTCTGCATACCTGCTGTAAAGATGAAGGAAGCATCATCATCGAAGCCTCCGTCCATGATAACAGAAGATCCCCAGTGAGCCATAACTGGAGCACACTCTTGTGAGATTACCTGTACAGAAACCTGTGCTGAGCCTGAGCCTCCTGGAATTGTTGCATCTGGTCTGAATGTTGCTGCTGTATATGTACCATTTAAGCTAATTCCTTGACCGCCGTAGTATGTTACATAAGGTTGTCTACGTATCAAGTTAATAGCGTATCCTTTTGCAACATTGCTATATGCGCCAATTGAAGTGTATCTTGCAATTTCACAATAATTTTCATCTGAAATTCTTAGATATCCATCTGAAGGCCAGTAGTCGACATTTTCAACATACATAACGGTATCTTGTGGAAGTAGATTTGATCCTCTTACTGCAGTTCCGCCTGCTACTAACTTAGAAAACTTTGTTGGCTCATTAATTGCTTCATAACGTGCTGGCAAGTTACCTGATCTTTGGTAAGCTTGTACATTTACGTTATTGTGAGAAATTTCATGACACCAAGTAATCTTTCCACCTTGACCTCTAAATCCGTAGCGGATTGTTCCAGCTCCGTACCATGAGTAATCAATATATGTCATCTGCATCTTTGATGGATCAAAGATATGTCCTGAAGGCCCTGTTCCATCAAATTTGTCTAGAATCCAGTCCTTCTGCGGTATCTTAACAATTTGAGTTTTGCGATACTTAACGCTTGACTGTGTAGCTCCACGGTATGCGGGTGCAATTGTCATAGAAGTATCTGATGCAATTTGAATAACTCTATATGATTGTCCACGGATTACAATTTTATCTCCAGATACAAGCTGTTTTCTAAAAATTGTTCCAGATCCAGTTACTGTGCTGTTATATTTTGTAACAGAAATGTTTCCTCTTAATTCTTGTGTTGACCATTGACGACAAGCATATATTCCCTGTCCATCATATTCAAAGAAAAATCCGTCCTGCTCTGAATATAGTCCTGCTCTTGTGGAAGCGCCTTTCCACTTATATGCAGTTACATATGTATTAACTCCACCTGGAATTTGATCAATTGCAGAAATTGGCGAAGCAAAATTTACATTATATTTAAATGTAGTTGCATCAATAACAGATGTAACTAGATGGATACCATTGAATGGATTATATTCTCCAGATACTTCAACCCCTTCAACTTTTACATATGCGCCTGGCTGCAAATTATGTGAAGAAAGAGTTGTTACTGTAATATCATTTGATCCAATAGTAATTCCATTAGAAGCAATATACTCAACTTCAAATGTTGGAGTAAATTTTGTTCCTGTTGAGAACTGAATTGATTTACCTGACTGATAGCGGAAGAATCTACGTGACTGACGTATTGTTTGAGTTCCGCATACGTTATTACCAGTAGACATAATAACTCCGCCGTCCATTGGTCGGTGGTTAACATATCCTTCTGGTTTTGCATAGAATCCTTGATCTGTTGTATTGATTGGATTCAAAATTTGAGAAGCTGCCATAAATGACATTGAGTTTGGTGTTGCTACCGTATCAATGAAAAAGCTTCCAAAGAAATTGCTTCCTTCTTTTTGTGTAATAAGAATTGGGGTTCCTGGCAAAAGTCCGTGTGGCTTTGATGATACAACTGTAATTCTTGATGGCGTTGCCTGATCAGATACTGCAGAGAATGAACCTAACTGTCCTACAATTCCACCCATAATATGAGCATTATCAAAAATTCCTCCACCATAAATAGATGTTAGAGTACCATCTTGCACATCTCCATTTACAATACCTTTTGCTGTATATGTAAATGTATTTGCTCCTGTTGGAAAAACTAAAAATGTTCCATCAGCATTGTCGTTAGTTGTTTCTTGTACAGAAATAACATCTCCTGAGCTCAAACCATGTGGGCTATTACATGTTACTGTAACTGTTGAAAGCGGAGATTGTCCTCCACCTATAATAAACTGAACATCAAGAGCATTTCCTCCAGAGGCTCTGCCAAAGAAGCCTGGATAGTTTTGAATCATTGTGAGTGTTTCCCACTTTGAGTTCTGAATACCATATTCAAAGTCTGTATCAATAAGAGACTTAGGAGAAGCAACTCTTAGCTTTCCGACGGCGTCCACCATATAGTCTGCTGGCTCAAATCTTTCATTATTTTCGTCATAAACAATCTGCCATGAATCTGTTGTCAACATGTTTGCAGTATTATATTTTAGAGTTAACTTAGTTGCACCATGTGCTGGATCTGTTGTAGTATCTACAGAGTAATTATATAGTCCTAGGGAAGGATCGGCAAAATTGTAAACAACCTTGTTGGCTGTAGTATTAGTAATTAGGAGAAGTTTTTCTCTACGAATAATTTGAGGGATCGTTAATTCGCCAGTTCCTGGTACAAATTTCAATCCTGTAAGGTTTACAATTTTTCTTGCCATATTTGTTTTCTCCTAAAATATCATGCTTGTTGCTAAAAGCGTAGCATTGTTTTGTGTCATGTTTGTTAAGAATTGATACTTTGGATAATAAACTCCAAGGTTTAAAACTTGGTCTGCTTTCCAAGAGTTTAATTCATTAATTACATTTTGAACTGCTGTTTCACCAGCTGGTCCTGTAGCACCAGTTGGTCCCGTGACTCCTTGTGCTCCGTTATTTCCTGCTGGACCTTTTAAGTTTCCTTGAAGGACCCATGTACTGTTGTTAGAATTATACTGAAATAAATCTCCAGTTGTTGTATTTAAATATGTATCTAGTCCAGCTTTATTTGCTGGATTATTTGAAGTAGGATTATTAATTCCTACAAACGTGTAAGTTCCTCTTGCTCCCGCCACACCTTGTGCTCCAGGTGCACCAGCAGGACCAGTAGGTCCTTGAGGAATTTGAAAATTAAATATTGCAGCACTAGATGTTCCGCCATTTGTAATTTGTGCTGGTGTTCCTGCTGCAACAGTTGTTACTGTTCCAACAGAAATAGTTGCTGCTGGTCCCGTTGGTCCAGTAGCACCTTGGGGTCCTGGTCTTGATCCTGCGACTGTTACCCAAGAGGATCCGTTCCATCTTTTTAGTGACATATTTTCATACCCCTCCTACCTAAAGTATACCAGAATGATTATTCAAATCCCATCCAGGCGAGTGCTTTTAGGTCTTCAAATACTGTCGAATTTGAAGTTATTATTGAGTTTATATTATTTGCTGTTACAATGGCAAGCCATTGTCCTTGACTTCTAACATACGCTAAACCAGTGGAGGCGTCGGCAGCGACAAATCCATTAGGAGCGTTTGCTGGAAAATCTGCTTGTGTTGCATAGTTAGTAAAAGTTAAATCCTTATAATAAGAAGGAGTTTCATTATCATTAAGGTCTACCCATAATTGAACATTGTTTGGGTTTGGAGCTTCTGTTCCAAATTCTAAAATTGCTCCATCATAATCATCAGTATCAATCCATAATTCTCCTGCATACGATGGGGTCGCTGGCTCATTTGCGCTATAAATTAATTCTTGAATTGGCTCAACATTATCAACCCAAAATTCATATTGCTGTGGATCTGGAGCTACTCCTCCAGTATAGAATTGATTAAATGGAGTATCAATATCATCAACGTCAATCCATAAATCTCCATTTGCTGTTGCGCCAACTGGTGGAGCTACTAATCCAACAAAGAATGTGCTTGGAGGAGCAGTAACATCTGTAGGAATTAATGTAAGGCCTCCACCACCGCCGCCAGAACCTTGAATGTCTTGCCATAACAAACCATCCCAAACCTTAAGCTTATCTAATGGTTTGTTATAATAAATTTGTCCATGTACTGGACTTGCTGGTGGTCCATCTAGTCCAATAATTACACCATTTGTATAAGTATTTTTAGATGTCCAAGTATTTGTTGTTGAAAGAGAAAGATCTGTTGCTACATATTCCCAAGTAGATGACAATGCATTCCATACCTTTAGCGATCTTGTATTTCCGCTTCTATATTCATCTGTATCAAACCAAAAAGCTCCGTCTGCTGGGTTTGTTGGAGCAGAAGCAGACATTATTGCTTTTGAAGGAGGAATAATTGTTTCTAAAATTAATCGATTATTTGTATCGTCATATGTTGCTACTATATTTGGATTTTGGCCATGTGTAAAAAGCGGTGCTATATAATCTTGAGCTTGTTCTTGTGTAAGCTGAGCAGTAACAGCAAGATTAATTCTATTATTTACATCGTCATATGTTGCTGTAACATTTGAATGATTTGAGTGTGTGAACAAAGACGATACTGAGTCTTGTGCTGCTTCTGTAAATCCAGGCAGGTTGGCAGTTGTAATGTCAAAGTTTAATTTTCCTGTAGCATCATCATATGTAGCACTAAATCCTGTAGGTTCTGTATTTCCAGATACCATGCCGCCTGCAACATCTTGAATTTTTTCGTCTGCATTAGTTAATGCTAGATAGGTGCTTGCCGCATCAACTATACTTAGCTTTGTAGCAAGTGCATTTGTAATAGTTGTTACAAAATTAGAATCGTCCCCGATAGCTGCAGCTATTTCATTTAATGTATCAAGAAGTGCTGGTGCTCCATCTACAAGGTTAGATATCGCTGTGTTTACATAAGATTGAGTAGCAATAGAATTTGTGTCTACTCCTATTGTTATTGTTTGTGAAAAATTATAAAGTGTCCATGAAGCATTGGGAGCTCCGCCTGGCTCTGGTGGATATCCTGGATTTGATGGATTTCCAGTTCTAATAAAATAAGATCCTACTATTCCGTATGGGCTTCCCTCTGGAATACTTACAACATCATTTAATGCATAACTGTATCCGTTGTTGTAGTCTCCAAGATAGTTAGGTGGAGTTGATGATGATGTTTTTGTTATTCCAGTTCCTGCAGTTAATGCAGTAGCAATTGCAGATATTGTTTCTGCTTGATCATAAGTTGCTGTTAAGCTAAGTTTTGCTGCTGTATCGTCATATGCAACTGTAATATTATAATGTGTGCCATCTGTAATTAATTTAGCAGCCTTATCTTGAATTCTTTCATCAATGTCTAATTGCGACTGTGGCACAAATCCATTTTCATCAAGTTCTGCTACGCCATCTACCGCTCCCATTAAATTAAGTGGTATATATGTTGCTGCAGATGTATTGCTTAATCCAGATACTGCTGTATCGACGTATATTTTTGATGCCATTGTGTCTGTATTTGTCCACAGACCAGTTGTGGCGTTATATATTAAAACTTCTCCTGTTGCTGGAGCTGTTATTTTTACATTATGTAGCTCTTGTAGCTCAAATCCATTTTGGATCTTAACAAATATTTCACCATTTTGTGGATGAGCTCTAGTTACAATTCCAATAAATACAAGATGATTTGGAGCCGATGGTTTATTAGTAAGTCCATATATAAGAGTTCCATTTGGACCTAGCCATACTGGGTCTCCCGCCGTTGCAGAAGAAGTATTTAAACCTGGCAACAATCCTTCTGAAACAACAAATCCAGAGTCGTTTATAGCAAGACTCTGTCCCATTAATCCTAAAGTTTTAGAAGATGTAGACTCTGCAGAATACGAAGCTGCAGTAACTATCATATTTGTTCCAGTTGCTCCTGAAACGTATACTGGCTGTCCTATGCTTAATGCTTGTCCAGCTTTTACTATATGCTTAACCTGTGCTGCATATCCTGCTGCTGGTACTTGAGAAACATTTAAAACAATTCTATCTGCTACCTGGTTCCAGGTTGCAGTTATGTTTTGATGGTCAGTATGGTTAAGTAGGCTAGCTGCAAGATCTTTAATTTCTTCTGGATCTTGAAAATTTAATTCTAGCTGTGTTACTTTATAGTCAAGCGAATTTGGGTCAGTTGAATTATTAACACCGACCTTTTGTTCAAGGGCTTCAATTGCGTCATTTGCATTAGCATGCTGGGCGGCATGCGAAACTTCCTTGACAGAATCCGTACTTTGAGGATTTACAAGTTCGTCTAAGCTAGTTGGAAATGACGTTGCCATACTTGCTATTATACCCCCAGATTAGTTATATTTCTTTCTGTTCCAGTATTTCCTTTTATAGTAACCTATAGAGCCTTTTTCATGAGATTTACTGTCAATCTTGTTTCTAGACATTAAAATCTTACTAACTTGCATTTCCCAGTCTTGTCTCTTAAAAGGAAGCAGTTGTGCAATAGGGGTATTTTTTTTAATAACCCCTTCAAAATCTTCTCTTAGAAAAAATGGAATATTTCCACTTGGCACCCACCCATCACTATCTATTATTCCAGACAATGTTGTAAATGGTAGATCGTGTCTATTGAATGGATGCGTTACTAAAACAGAGTATCCTCTTGGGACCTTCCAGCCCCATTTTCCAGACCATACAAAATGATTTTGCATATGTCCTGCTGGTCTTGGAATTGTTGAGCCTGTAGATGACTTTCTTTCATTAATAAGTCTGCTGACTATTTGATTTTCTTCAACCTTATGATTGTGAGAATGTCTTTTTTTGTACGGCTCAAAAGATCCGTCCTCTTTAAGAACGCCATCTTCTATATATAAAACTCCATCTTCTTTATATATTCTAACATCATCAATTGTTGTCAAAACATATCCAGATAACATTACGTCTAAAAATGGTACGCAAGTTTTTAATGCTGCGGAACCATGTTCATCATATGTTTCTCCATCTTTATACCACTGAGGTATATGATTTTTTACTGGAGACGGAACAATTATATTTTCCAACCCTATAGATGGAACAAATTTAATTTTTTTCATTTACAATCTTAAACTGGTGGAGTAAATGTAGTTCCATCATAAGACCAGTCTTGGCTGATTCTTACTTGAGATGTGGATCCGTCTTCATGCTGAATATCTGGGAATGTTATTCCAGTAATATCTACAATTGTTGGATTGCTCAAAATAATAGCCCACATTCTCTCGTCAGTAGATAGCGTTTGAACAACTTTTCCATCAATCACATAAGCTAACTTTTTAATATTTTCAGCTGGCTCTGCTGGTGGAAGCTGTTGTGTTGCTAACCATGCCTCGTATGCTGTTGTCATATTATTTCCTCCTCTATTTTTTGTTGATTCCATTTTCCAATGGGACATGATGCATTAGGAAGCTTTACTTTAGCTGTCATTATGCAACCACATTTTTTACATTGGGTTGTAGGCTTTATGAAAAATTCACAAGCCCTACAAATTTCCATTCTTTCATTTGCAGTTAGGTTATCAACACGACCTATTTTTTTATTATATAGGTCCCATGGTCTGGCTGGCCTTTCAAAAGGATCAGTCATTTGTAACCTCTAAATCTGTAAACTGAAAGAAATCTTTTTCTTGTTCGTTGTATATCCAAGGGTGTTTTTCGTTTAAATTCATTTTATCTTTTTGCTCATGATTAATTTCAATAAATATTGGTCTCATTTTTAATAAGTTTCCAAATTTAGGATTAGTTGTCATTATGTCTTCAACAATTAATGAGTCTGGATCTAAAATGGCTACGTGCATTCCTAGTTTAGATTGATCTGGAACAAAGGCATGATCTTTTGGAGCCTTATATCCAATCTTTATTTTATGTCTTATAAAGTTATGTATCTTATCTTTTGTATAGATATTAATATCTTTAATAGAGTTTTTTATATTTTGAATAAAGCTTATTTTATTATTCATTTAATTTACCCTAAATTCGTCAATAGTGTACCCTTGGCTTGCATTTGAAGCTCTTGAAATTATACCATGCTCTTTTGACTTTTGTCCAGAGTGGGTTGCTGTTAAATCTGAACCAACCTGAGAGGTTAAATTAGTATCTGAATAAGCTTTAGCTGTAATATTATCTCCGCTTAATGTAACCTGTATTCCCTTAATATCTGTGGTCAAATTAGTTGTAGATCCTACAACTGTTTCTGTGCCAGAAACTTTTTTAACTAAGTCTATTTTATGATGGTCTTGGCAACTGCAATTAAATGTGTAATAAGAAGCGCAACCGCAGCTAGAATTAGGTCCGTATGAATATCCACTACAATATGTGCATTGGTTATATGCAGCACATACTGTACAGGGTGTATATCCATTGCAGTATGTACAGTTATTGTTTACAGAACATATAGTACAACTTGTATAAGAAGTGCAGCAACTTTGTTGTGCGTATCCATTACAAACTGTACAAGTTCCATATCCAGTACAATATAGACATGGTCCATATCCTAAACAAGTTGAAACTACACATGTTGTATACCCTGCACAAGCCTGACATGCTCCATATGCGCTACAACTTGTTACTGCACAAAGATAGTATGTTGAACATATAACACCGCCTTTATATGCATTATAAGTATAAGCAGCACAGCAAGAATATGAATAATATGTATATTGACTTGTACAACATGTGTAAGTATAATAAGAAGAACAGCAAGTATAATAGTAATCTGAATATCCTGCTGAACAACACGCATAATATCCATATGATGTACAACAAGATTGAGTTGTATATGAGTTACAAACAGTACATGTTCCATACCCGTTACAACAAGAAGTTGTTGTATATGAAGCACATCCACAACTAGAATGCTGTCCATATGCATATGAATTACAGCATGATGTTGTTGTATAAGAAGCACAGCCACAACTTGAATCTGATCCGTATGAGTATGAACTGCAATATGAGCAGCTATTATAAGATCCACATGCGGTACAAGTTTGACATAAATTTGTAGTATTTTTAACTACTGCCCAGTAATTGCCAGAATCTGTTACCCAAAAAGCAGGGCCTACTCCAGATGCTGGATTTTTAGCTTTTAGTACTGCATCTGTTGAAGAAAACATTGTAGATATTAAGGAGCCAATTGACGAGGTTGTGCCTTTCCCGCCTGAAACTCCCCATCCTGAAACTACCGTTCTCCATTTGGCAGATGTAGATCCAGCATTTTCTAATGTGGCTCTAGAAAAATTTTCTACAAGAGAAAGCAATGCTTTTAGTCTAGAAGCAATGACATTTACTCTTCGTTTTTTTGCTGGCATTATGCAGTTGTATCTCCTGTAATGTACCAAGAATTAGTTGAATGTTTTTCTGCTACAATTGAAGAATACTGGACTCTGGTTTTAAATCCGCTATCTGCTGCTACTGCGGTGGCTGGGCTTGTAACAGAAATTGTTACTTGTCCTGTGCCCATTTGTCTAATTTCAAAATATGATCCTATTGGAAATATTGTATCTCCAACATCATTTGGAATAGTAATTGTAACTGGCGAATTAGATGATGAATGAATTATTTTATATAGATCTGTTGCCGCAATAGTTCTTGTTGTTCCAGATTGACTTATATATTGCAATTTATCATCAGATTTTAAATTTAAAGCTGTTTGAGTTGCTGTTGATATTGGTTTATTAGCATCAGATGTATTATCTACATTTGATAGATTTGCTATTGCTTTTGCTGTAGCAGATCTATTTCCTACAAATATTGTGCCTGCCATTGATGCGTGATATTGACATGCATAAAATAAGCTTGGCTCTGGTGCAGACTGACTCAGTTCTACTAAAATAGAACCATTATCTGTTCCGTTGTTTGTTATTCCTGTTGAATAAACATTTCCAGAACTATAGGCTCCCGAAACAGTTTGAATCCAAAATGGATGCCCTGGTGCATTAACAACTATTCTATATCTTTTACCTTTTTCAAAATAGAGTGTTCCATTAGCTATACCATTAACTGTATATGATCCCATTCCAGCATTTGTTATATAGTAATCTATTGAAGCTTCTGTTTTTGGAACATATGTAGCTGTAGCTGTAGAAGTATCTAGCTTAGTTCCAAGTGATGTTGTTACAGTTGATGCAAATGAAGCATCATCATTTATTGCTGCCGCCAATTCATTTAAAGTATCAAGCGTAGATGGAGCAGAATCTATAAGATTTGCTATTGCAGTTGAAATTGCTGTATTTCTATTTGTAACTTCTGTAGATATTGCTGAAGATAATTCTGAGTCTCTAGTTATTCCAGGTGGCAACTGAGAATTAGGAACATATCCGTCTCCGTCAAGTTCTGCTACACCGTCGGCATTACCCATAAGAGATAATGGAATATATCCTGTAGTTATGGTATTAGAAAGACCATTAATTGCTGTGTCTACATATGTTTTATTTGCAATTACAGATGTATCTACATCAATTGTAAGTGTACCTGGATTAGATCCTTGATCATCATAAGTTAAATCTATTCCTGTTCCACCTATTAATGTATCTCCTAAATAATCTTGAACTAATTCAAGCAGTTCTGCTGGAGTTGTATTTATATAAGGCAAAACCTGCCATCTTGAAGTTGCATCATTTGCAATTCCTACTTTAAATTTTTTATTTGTTGTATCATAACCCATTTCTCCTGCCTGCAAGATTGGATTATTTGTTGTCCAGTTTGACGCTGTATCTCTTCTTATCTGTATTCTAATTGCCATTATGAAACTCCTCCATCAATTCCTGTTTGAGAATTATATTGCTGACCAGAGTTTCCGCCATCAAAAATAGTTAATGCTGGATTATATGCCCCAGCATAAACTGTATGAATATCTCCATCATATGTATGTATATGATTTTCAAGAATATATTGAGAAGCGTTTACTGGGACCCAGTCTGACCCTGTATGCATCATTAGGGCATTTGTTGTGGTGTTAAAATATAAAGAACCAGACGTTCCTGTGGTTGGATTTTGTGATAGTGACGGCAGCGACAGTGTTGCTAGAAATTGTCTTGCCATGATTATCCTGTGATAACTACTCTATATGCTCCACTTGCTGGCGCCGTAGCAAATCTCAATGTAATTGTATTTAGAGATGTGCGCTCTACGTCTGTTTCGACAAGTGCCTTTGATCCGCCTGTTTCATAGACATTAACAGTTACATCATCTGTATTAAGGTTATGTGTAATAACAAAAGATGTAGCATTTGTTGTATTAGCTATATCTGTTGCATATTTTCTTGTTATAGCATGATATGTTCCACCAACTTGACCAATTTGCCAAACGTCTGATGTTTCATTCCATAACAGTTCGGCATCTGGAGAATCTCCACGCTCTACACGAATTCCAGCATCAGCAACTGGTGTTCCTGTAAATGCTGAGTTAAGATTTATCTTATTATCTTGAACGTTAATTGTTGTTGTATTAACAGAATTAACTTTACCAGTTACATTTAAATCTCCGCCAACTGTAAGGTTGTTGGTAATTGTTACATCATCTGGAAGACCAATTGTTACTGTTGATCCCTCTCCTGATGTTGGAGATACTGTAATTTCGTTTGCAGTTCCTAAAATGTTTTGTACATAATCACCTGTAGTTTGTGTCCCAAGGTTTACATTCTTGATTGTAACTTCGCCATTTGTTACTGTAAAATCTGCATTAGCAAAAGACGCTATACCTTTATTTGTAGTACTTGCATCTTCTCCAGCAATTGTAATTGTATTATTTGTTACAGTTGTATCAATTCCTTCTCCCGCTGCAAATGTGAGAGTATCGGTTAGAAGGTTTACTGTATCTGTTGTTCCAGATTCTGCAGCAACTGAAAGTGTTGTTGCTACATTTACTGTTCCTGCTGCGGTTAATTGACCTTGAGCATTAACTGTAAATGTTGGAATTTGTGTATTAGAACCATATGAACCAGCTGTAACACCAGTATTTGTAATAGAAATTGTTTCTGTGCCTGCTGGATCGCCATAAGTTGCGGTGATACCAGTTCCGCCAATAATTGTTGAACCAATTACATCTTGAATAACTTCTGTAGAAGCACCCATAGGCATCCATGGGCCATTTGGTGCGGCTAATCCATTGTAGTAATAAAGAACATTATCGCCAGTATTGTAGTATAGTTGTCCTGTTACTGGATTTGAAGGTGCTGAACCTAATCCTTGAATTCGAGCATTAAGAAGTTCATTTTTATTGAGATCTATACTCGTTACAAATAATCTTGCCATGTTTTAATCTCCTTAAGACAGGTACGCTGTCCCTGAGAATGGTTGAGCCATCGTCAGTGTAATTTGGTTAACACTATTATAGTCTATTCCTGTTTCTAATATATCGCCAGCGCTGGTTTTAACCGTTACATTAGGATGATATCCTAAATTGTGGTTAATTACTAAAGACCATATGCCGTTTGAAGGACCTGCTACCTGACCCATCGAAAAGGGATATGTAAGGGTTCCAGTTGATAGGAAGTAGCTTGTTGCTCCTGCCCATGTCAGGTCATTTAGTTTTGGACCATAGAATTTTGTAGTATTTTTATCATAATAAAAATCGCCTTCAACACCTAAAGAGTTTGCTGGGGCTCCAACTCCATTAAGGATTGTTTTACCTCTTGGACCTTGAGGGCCTGGGGCGGATATGACTACGTCATTTTTAACTTCTGTTACTATAATTTTTTCTGTCATATTGTTACCGACCTACTTAAAGTAATATATCCCTCAAGCAATTTTGTCTTATTTCCGTTAGAGTCTGTTATCATAATATCGTATGAAGACTTAGGATAAAAAAGAGAATTTGTTTGTGCTGGAGTCATTTTTATATTTAGTTGTCCTAAAGATTCGTTTATTGTTATACCAGAAAGCGGGGAAGTAAGAGTAAAGGCTAACTTTGATCCGCCCTTTGTATCTCTAACCTGCATTTTAGCTGATGCATTTGTTAAAGCTATAGGTTGATCATTACTGTCTCTATATTCTACAACAAAAGAAAATGTTGTATTTTGATCTATTTCAAAATTCTTCTGGGCTGCCATAAATCTCCTAAAATAGGAAAACTCCTATGCCCATTTTAGCATAGGAGCAATCCTAATTGAAGTTAATTACTTCTTTGTAAACCCAAAACTTGATTCGTTTGGATTCAACGCCTTTAAAATCACTGGGAGACATGCTGCAATTCCACCTTTAATCAAATCTCCTGGGTCAGTGTTTCCAGTCATGTAAAGAGCAATAGCCGCACCTAGAAAGTGACGACCATAGCTTGCCAACGCTGCTAGAATTTTCTCTTGCATTGTTACCTTTCCATCATTATTAAGATCTTGTTTTGTTGCCAATTTAGATCCTCCTTATTTCTGGGCATTGTGCCCAGGAATTTTGGGTGTTAACCCAATATCTATTATATACCTATTATGCGGAAATGTCTACAATCTCACAATTTCCGTCTGAAGTGCAGGCTAGCGTCTGAGTTCCACTAGTTCCATCTTCCGTTTCATAAAAAGATAAATCTTCCCAACGAATACTTGATGGCATTTTAGCAAGAAGCTCTAGATACTCTGTTTCGGTAACTTCTTGATAAGGGGCTTGCTTATATGAGTGGTCTGAATATGGTAGGAATGAAATTCCAGACACCTCATCAAAATGCTCCCATACCCATGCGCCTACCGCCATCCATTCGTCATCACGAACAGATACAGTAATTGAAGGTTTGTGCTCACACCATGCTCGTTGATAAACAAGCCATGTATTTAAATGATCGATTGCAGTCAAGTCATTTCTGAGTACAGCACCTTCTGGTGCTTTTACTGGGAATGAGAATACATATGTATCGGTTGGTTTCATAAAATCATCTTCTACTGGAATTCCAACCTCTTTAAGAAATGTTGATAATGGATCTTTCTTGTCTCCACGAACTGTGCGAATATAATACTGTGAATGCCAAGGATGCATTCCTGAAGATACACCTACAAGTTGTGATACTGTTCCTGAAGGCTTAACACATGTAATTGCGGTGGATTCTTGAATACCAATCTTTACAGCCTCTTCTTTATTTGTAGTCCTAGCATATTCACGTAGACCGTCTAGAGTTTCTCCAAGCTTTTTCAAGTCTTCTTTACCTGAGAAAAACTTATTACCAAATTGTCCAGTTAAAGATACTCCCAATAGACGCTCTTCTTCTGTATTGTCTTTCCAGATTTTGCGAAGATATTTGAAATCCGTAAGAGTTGATTGCCATGTTCCAAGAATAGTGGCTAGTCTTACTTTTTCTGCCACCGTCTTAGGGGTATCGTTTTCACGAATTACAACTTCGGATAAATTACAAAATTGATAAGGTCTAAGGATAATTTCTGAGCATGGGTTAGTTCCATAGTGGATTTCTGGATCTCTACGTCCCCATCTTGCTGCTTGCTTTTGAGCAGCGGCAACATTGTATATGCCACGCTCACCTGATTTTGAGTCATACAGGTTTTTCCATTCCGCAATAAACTGTTCCATTTCTGGCTTACGAGAATATGCTACTGAATTATTTGATAGTGCTCGTTGAGAATTGCTTTCCCACCAGTTACCTGATTTTGCTGCTGCCATCTCAATATCGTTAATATTAGAAAGAGAAATCATTGCAGATCTGCGAACTCCGCCAACAACTACAACTTCACCAATCTTACACATTATATCGTGAGCCTCAATAGGCTTCAACTGACGACCTGCAGCACCTTTGAACTTTGCAATTGTAAAATCAAAAAGATTAACTAACGGCTGTGGTCCAGATGAACGACCACCCATAGTCTTAAGACGTGCACCTGCTGGACGAAGCTTTGAAACATCAATTGAAGGAATCTGACCAGCCCATAGCATAGCAAGGAGTTCACGATAAGCCTTTGCCCAACCGTTCTTTGAATCTTCAACTACAATTACTGTTGTAGACTTTTCAAATGATTCTGGGACGGTAGGAAGTTTATTAACATACTTATATTCAACAGAGAATCCAACACCTGTTCCACACATCAAAATATACATTGTTTCATCAAATGAACGAGGTGAATCTACTGGAACGAATGAGCAGTTATATCCTGCAACATGGTCTCTATCAAGAGCAGCACCTGCAGTCATTACTGCTCGCATTGACGGCATTACATTTCTATCATATACTGCTTTTTTTAAGTCTTCTACAAGTTTTGCTTCTGGCTCATAGCTATAGTTTTTAAATAGATGATCTAGCATAAAAGCAAAGTATCTATCTACTGTTTCTCCCCATGTTTCACGTCTATTTTCTTCTGGCATCCAACGTGCATAACGAGATAAAGCAATAAAGTTTTCATATGGATTTTGAATAATCCTTGACATTTTGAGTAATACCTTTCGTCCGCCTTACGGTTAATAATAAAAAATAAGTAAGTGCTCTATTCTATCAAAGAATTATTTAAAAGAGAAGAGGTTATAAAAACTTTTTTGAAAGTCTTTCAAATGCATTCTTAGTCAACTGATCCCAGTTATACTCCTTATGTATTTGCTCTGCTTGTGCATAATAATAACCAAAATAAGGCTTACTATTTATAACTACATCATACATTAAATCTTCTAAATGTTGATTATCTGGCTTAAACATTTGTCCAACATGTGGATCTCCTACAGCTTTAGGTAAAGTATCACTTGTTAGTTTAGACTTTAATTTAAGTGGCCCTATAAACTTTTTATAATGTGACCAATCATATGTTGAAATTACTGGCATTCCTGTTGCTAATCCTTGTATTGGAATAAATCCAAATCCTTCTCCCCATGAAGGATAAACTAAAGCATGATGGCGGTGGAATAAAGAAACTAAATCCTGTTCTGAATATTCTTCTGTAATAACAGTAATATTATTATATGCTTTATCTGGATTTACAAATTCATTATTTCTATCATATACTCTAATTGTGCTAAAGCTATGTGCTTTTATAGTTAAATGATAATCTGGGTTATTACCAAACAATTTAATGAAAGTATCTACTACTAATTGTCCGTCTTTTCTTGGAGATGGTTCGCCTACATGTAAAAACTTAAACGGTTCTCCTTGTTTTAAAATTCTTTTTTTAGGTTTCCAAATATCCTCTACTCCGTGTGGATAAACATATATTGGTTTAGTTACACCGTTATTTCTAAAGACTTCTGCAACCCAATCTGAGGTTGCCCATACTTCATCACAAAAATTAAATTTTTCTACCCAGTCCTGCCTCATAGACGTGGACTCCCATGGAGTATATCCAATTTGATATTGATTTCTGTGTAGCTTAAAATGATGAGGTTGTGTAAAGTTTAATTGAATATCAGATTTTGGATTTGCAAATGAAACTTCATATCCTAAATTATTTAAAGATCTAACTATATTTTTCCCAGCGTAGCCAAAACCAACTGCTGGATTGAGCCCTGCTTTAATTGTATAATAGGATATTTTCATTTATTTTCTTAGTCAACTGGCTTGACAGCTATTGCCAAACAATGTTATTATAGTAGTTCGTTATCTCTAGAGGAGGAAATGCCAATGGAGAGAATCAAACAAAGTTTGAGCGATGTTGCTCATAACTGGTCATTTATAGCAATGATAACATTATTTCTATTTACTGTCCAGCCTGGTCCAACAATATCTCAAGCTTTACCAGCGGTTACGGAAGTAACCAAAACCGAAAGACAACTAAAGAGAGAAATACTGAATAAGTTCAGTAATGATACTTATAAGCACTCAGAAATGCTTACGCCTAAAGATTTAAAAGATTTACTATGGGCAGTAGGTTTTGAGGGAAAGGCTTTAAAAACAGCTTGGGCTGTTGCAACGGTAGAATCAAATGGGAGACCTATGGCTCTAAACGATAACAGACGAACTGGAGACAAATCTTACGGAATTTTTCAGATCAATATGCTGGGAACACTCGGTGTAGATCGGCAAGAAAAATTCGAATTAGTTTCAAATAAGGAATTATTTGATCCAGTAACTAACGCAGAGATAACGTACTACATGACCAAAGGCGGCACAGATTGGTCGTCTTGGCCTAACTCAATCGGTAAGGCCAGGAACCTCATAGCTGAGTTTCCAAAAAATTAAGGAGGGCTTGTGCAAAAGATACAATACGTATCTAAATACATAGCCCTATCAGAGGAAGGCCTTGTTCCTAGACTTATTTGTCCTATGGATCAGGGCCTTCTTCTATGTAATATGTCTATCAACGAAGAAATATTTTTATACTGTATATCATGTAATTATAAACAATATCTTGGTAATGCTATGTATGATAAAATAGTAGCCCTAGTAGAAAAGAATTTAAATGAAGCCTAAAAAGCTACAATACGACGTATACCATCCTGTGTTCGAACCCATAACATACATGAAGAATGTTATGCCAGAATGGTTTAAGAAAATTGATAAATTCCATGGCGGAAAATTAAGCATTGTACCTTACAACACAATAACAGTAAAAAGCTGTGCTCCATTCATGGATGCTTTTTTAACTGGATATTGCATGCCTGCGCCCGTAGACTTTTTAGTAGAACAAACACCAATGGGTCCAAAAATAAGTTGGAGCTGGTTTGATGTAGATGAAATATATAAAGAAACAGATTTTGTAATTGAACGAGATAAGAATATGATTCCCACTTTGCCAATACCAAAGGGATATCATGACAATCATTTTTCTTGGGGAACAAAACAAATATTAAAAGTAGAAGACGGCTATAGCCTTTTGATCACCCACCCTTTAAACAGGGATGATCTGCCTTTTAGGACACTTTCAGGAGTAGTTGATGCTAACTATGCAATGAACGGTGGAAAATTGCCATTCCTCCTCCAGGAAGGTTTTGAAGGCATCATAAAGGCTGGCACACCGATAGCTCAAATCATTCCTATAAAAACAGAATCTTGGGTTTTAGAAAGAAATGAAAATTTATTAAAAGAAGCAAAGCTGGCAAGAAATGAATCAGTAAAAACAATTATTGGTTGGTATAAAAATAAATTCTGGAAGAGAAAGGAATACAACTGATGAGCGACGGATGCTGCGGTGGTTCATGTGCATGTGGTCAAGGAATTCAAATAGAGACATATAGTGCAAGTGCCGAAAAAAGTGAAAATTTCAGTGCGGCGGGACTAGAAGAACCCATATTCGAATCACATAATTCAAATTTAAACAATGAGTGGAGAACTCCACAAATTTATCCCCTTACAGATGGAGCTATAAATGAATGAAGAACAATTACCTGATGGAGCAGTAATTAAAGAAGCAGGTTCAATTGAAGAGAATCTGCCTATGGTTACATATATCATGCTTCACAGAATCTATGATCTACTCTCGCTAATTGCCAACAAAGTGGCGGGAAGCGAAGAGACAGCAAAAATGGTGGGATATCATGATCAAGGGTATCTATTAGGCCCAGAACCTTCATATACACCTAGAGATGTACAGGTGGGGGAAGAATAATGGCATATACACAAGATCAGATGGAATTTGCCCATATGGTAGTATTTCGTCTAAAGGAGATACTTAAGGTATGTCCTAATGTAGACGACAATTACTCATGTATGACAATTAGCCAGAAAGCTCACCAAAGATGTTATGACCTTATGGTCTTACTAGCTGAAATTACTAATCTACCAGAGTATCTGCAATATCTTGGTAATCATCCTGATACTAAGACCAATCCGTATGGGTATATAACCCAACTTCCTCCCGCCCGAAAAATAGTTGAAGAAACTGTTGACTTAGAAAACGAAGTATAATACAATATGAGTGTGTAGGTTGAGACATTCCCGTGTCTCCCTATATAATGTATAGCAATATACTAGAAAATCCCAATCGGATCCGCCTCTGATTGGGAATTTTTCTTTATATAGTATTATTTTAGTCGACTAGATTATTTTTGATTTCTTTAAGAACAAGCTTATCCATTTTAGACTTTGTAAATATATCGTACTTCTTTTGCAATCCTAGCCATCTTCCAAAGTATCTATGAGAATCAACACAGCTATCTGCATACTCAATTAAAGCTTTAGACATAGCAAATCTTTTTAGCTTAATTGGTCTATCAGTAATAAATTCTACTGTAAATAGAGGTTCACCTTCTTCAATTTTAAAGGTTCCAACCTGTTCCCACATTTGAACTTCAAATACATGTGGTCTAAACCATTTCGATATGTCGAATGCTCCAGGAACTGAGGTCCCATAGTTCATATACTGTGGTCTAAACATTACAGGTGGACCAAATAATGGAGTAATCGACTCTTCTGAAAATAACATATGCTTAATAGAGAAGCTAATGATTGCAGCATCCTTAATTACTGATTTTCTATTTACCTTTGCAGCAAAATAACCTTCAGTAATATTCCATACTTGAGGATTCTCAGGATCTGAAAAGTCATAGCCATATTCCATAGTGAAAGGAGCTTTAAATACCCACATATTTTTAAGTCTAGCTGATGCTGCAGGACATGACATATATGTTTGAATGGATCT